TCGGACATGTTCTTGTCGAACGCATTCTTTTGTGCCGAAGAGACGACAACGGTGCCGTCTTCGACGCGGAACGAATCGGCGATTGCCTTATTGTCCGCCATCTTTGAACGAAGTGCTGTCTGCAGTTCGTTCAATCTGCTGGTGTCTTGAGTAGACATGTGATTGACTTGCTTTCTTGTGAGTATTTGGACTTGTTGCTTCATGGCTCAGGTAAGCACCCAGCCCTTAGGTATCAAAGATACAGAAAATAATTGTTGCGTAGTGTAACTCTTGTGTAAATATGGGCAAATCAATGTGTGTAAATAGATGTTTTATTTAGAAGGGAAGTTTCTCCTGAACCAGGAGATATCGGAATCCCCACCCCTACCACCGTGCTGCACGGCCCAAGCCTTGAATTTTGGTTCGTCAAAAGCCTGAAAAACACCATCTTCTATTTTTGCGATGACCCTTGGCGCAGCCCCTTCTGGAACGTCCATGTCCCAGATATACATTGTTTGCGCTTCGCCTCTTCTCAGGTGGTCGGTTATGAATCCATACAGGCCAGCACCCTTGGCCCTTATTTGACTAACTGGCAATTGTCTTTTTCCTTGTGCATTTCTTACGCGGACTCGCCTTTCTGCTTCATCGTATGGCAGGTACGGAATGTGAAACACCTTCTCATAGGTATTGTCACTTGTCGTTTTGTAGTCGTGCAGTCTGTATCCAGTTCCTTCAGTGATTATGTCCATGCCCTCTTTTCGCGCGTCATTCACCGTATGTGTTGCCGAATGTGCCGACTCCCTATGAACAAGTTCTGAACCTTTTCCACCCTCATACCCAACAATTCCCATTTTGATGAAATCGGGGTCAACAAGCGCCGCTTCGTCGTCGCCAGGTATTACCCCTTCTTTCGTTAGAAACTCGCGCAGCGTGGTCTTTCCCATTCCGCCTGGACCAATTATGTGGAAGTGCCGTCTTTTACCTACTGGCTTATTTCTGGACTGCGGCTTTACTCTGTCAAGAATGATTTGTGCCATTCTTCTTGCACCAACATTGGTGTATGTATCAGTGATGTTTCCACCGCCACCAGAACGCAATCTTCTCCCAGATGTATTTTCTGGGCCCCATTGCTTGTAGAACCTAAGTAGCGTCTTCCATTCTCTGTCGGAAAGACTTCCATCACGCTTGTGTTTTTGGCTTATTGAGTATGGGATATTGAAAGATGGTCTTCCATTTGCCCAGTTGAGCATGTGTGTTTTTGACGATTCTGGCCACTCTTTGGGCGGCGTTATTTCCATCTGACTAATACTGAAGCCGCCAGACCTTAGACCAACTGGCGAATTGACTCGACCAGAAGACCGAAGCCTTCTTGCCTCTGAGGTATCAACATCTCTTGTGGTCGTATCGACAGGTGTGTTTCGGTCACCAGTCATAAGCAGATTTATCTCTTCATCAGAAAAACCCATTTCTTTGAGTTTGGCTATTGTCTGCTCAAGGGTTTCTTTTCTTCTGTCTGCCTGACGAATTGGCTTTCCACGTTCGTCTCGGCGAATCATCCCGTCACCGCGCGCAAGATTTGTCCCCTGACTGCGAAGGATGCTGCCATCTCTACTGATGTCTGCTTGCGTATTTCTTTTAACCGCCCTCTTGTAAATTTGGTCAGCCCTTTGTTTTGTTACTTTGAGTTCATCCGCTATTTCCTGCATTGTTGCGCCGTTTGCGCGCATTTCAAGAACGCGCTTGTCCCTGTCGTCCAATTCCCCAGCGCCACGTTTTTTGGCGCGAACCTGTCTTCCGTCAAGCGAGCCGTACTTGCCGCGTGAACTTTTGGTTCTTCGTATTTTGGTTTTCTTTTTCCTATCTGGCTCTAGCCATGATGCGCCCCAAATGAGCGCTGGGTGCAATTCAAGTGCTCTTAGGGAGAGTTTGTCTGCATCCTCTGGGTCCAATGATGCGCCTGGCTGGTGCATGGCGTCTATGACTTCTCGTGATACACCGAGAACTTCGGCTTGTTCGTCTCTGTCTTTTCGCAAGCGCACTCTGTCAAAGTTGAGTATTTCGGAGGCTTTGAGTTTCCCCCCTTTGCCAATTCTGTTTGGCGTCAGCCAGGTGTTGTCTGTTTTAGATTTCCACCATTTCATTTCTGGTGGTGTCGCATCACCAGAACTTCGTAGCACTCTCGACGCTGCGGTTGTCGCCCTGGTTGGGTCTGGCATTTCTCTCCACGTGCCATCAAAAATGAGACCGTCGCCATCAAGGTCTCTTCTCACGCGGGGGTCAAGTACTCCTTCAATTCTGCCGCCAGCAGACATTCCTCTTCTTAGTCTTCTTGACAAAGAACCAGGTGAATTTATTCTGCCTATGGCTCTTCCAAGTAGACTCTTGTCTTGGACCAACTCCTCGAACAGTGACTTCTTTCTAATTCTTCTGTTTCGCTCTTCGTTACGGAATTCGTTTCTGACAATCGTTCTAATCATTCTGCGCTGTGCTTCTTGCTGACCTCTTCTGCCAAGAAATGTCGTTCCAGCAAGGCGCGCATAATCGGTATTCGTTGTACACGGCATCCAAACTGTTCTTCCGCTTGCAGAAGGCATTCTTCTCACCCCAATGCACCCCAGCATCCTGCTTCTTTTGCGCGCCGATTCGATGTCTGTGAAAACGTCTGGGTCATTATCTCTTGGAGTTACGCCAGGAATGTATGACTTAACGCCACCAGAGTAAATTGTTGAATTTATTGGGGCAGAAACTATGCCGCCGCCCTCAAGTGTTGCAAACCCGCCAAGCGGTCTTAATTCTCTTAAATTTTCCCAACCGCGCTTTTTCTTTTTCCCTTTTGCTTTTCGCGTGTTGTATCTTTTGTACAAATCTTCAAAAGCAGTTTTCTTTTTTGGCTCTGCCTCACCAGAAATTTTTAGAAGTTCTTCATGCGTTTCGCACGGCATCCACTTACCCTCGTGTTTGTGCGCTCCAGAACAACCAATCCACTGTGATGCGCGAATGGCAAAAACACGAGAATTTGTATCGGACTGCTCATCGGCCATGAGCCAAACCTACTTTTGTTGTTTTGGCTTCCACGCCTGCATCAGGGCAGAAATTCTGGTTTTTGGAAAACGCTTTCGGTACAAGCGTGCTTCGTCAAGGTCATCGGCAAATTCTTTCTCTACATCTGTAAATGCTTTAGCGAGTATGGCGCCATCCATGTCATACATTCGTTTGCCCGCTTTTTCTAGACGCTTTTGCTCGGTCCGTACGAGGTCAATGGCATCGCGGATTGCCTCCGCCAAATCCTCACCACGTTCACTGATTGACGGGAAACCCCAGTCGGGTTCGACTTCGTCACCGCCGTCGATTTCGCTGAATGGGGGATAGTCCATTAATTCCAGCAATTCTTTTTCTGCCAACTCCATCGCTTTAATACCCTGTGAGTAATCCATGACTATGCATACCTCTTGACTATGTCATCTCGTCGTGCAATAAGCGTATCAGCAAGTGCCTTTGCCCTTGCTGGGTCAGAGACAATTCTGGAAACTGTTGCCCTAATATCTGTGTCAGTTACGTTACCCAGTGCTTTGGCTTGCTGCTTGATTGCAGCATCCGTAATCTTTTTGAAATCGTATGTTCCACCTTTTTTCATTGATTCAATTTCACCAACCGTGTTGCCCCATGCCTTACCTTTTCGTGCGCCTTGCGCCCTGAAATCAAGTGAGCCGCCAACATCGAGTCTCACTGCGTTGCCATTGCTATCAATCTTGATATTGTCGTTAAGCGGTGCGTCCCAGTTTGCGAGCCACGCATCCACAACAAAACCCTTAAGTGCTTCGTCTTGGTCACCCTGCGAATTTGGCATACGCGATTGCACCATTCTTGAAATGGTCACTGGCTGACCATTGCGGGTCCCCATTTGAACATCGGCGCTTTGAATCCCAGCCAACTTATAAAGTTCTGATGCAAGGGCTTCTGTTTCCATTCTGTCCTTGTCGTCTGGGGTTCCTTTTGGCAGTTTGGTGTAGTACTGGGTTCCGTCTGGCGCAGTAAGCAGTGTGGCTGGATTTGAGCCAGTCGACTGTGGTCTGCTTGAAGTCCATGACGAAACATCAACTGGTGCTTTTGCGCCCTTGCCGTCTGGTGACGGAGTGGGTGGCGTTGGTGTACTTGGGGATGGCGTTGGCGTACTTGGGGTTGGCGTCGGCGGATTTGGGGTTGCTGCTGGCTGGGGTGCTGGCGGCTGTGCTCGTCTTGCGCGACGTGGCGACCTTCTTCTTGGTGCTTCTCTTTCTGGTGTTTCAACACTCTTCCGCTTCCACTTAAGCCACGCCTTGGGCCTTCGTTCGCCATTGGGGCCAGAAACCAATGCCAAGCCCTGGTCGTAGGTTGTCGGTACCTGAAGAACCGCAACAGACGTTCTGTTGTGAAGGAGAATTGGGTCCTTAATGGAGGAGTCATTCTCGTTTGTGTCAATGGCGTCAACACCGATAAGCGGTGCAATCATTTCTGGCGAGCGTTGCTTGGAAAAACGCTGTAGATAGTCAAGCGAATTCAAAATCTTTTCCTTTTGTGCTTGAACTGCACCGCGTTCTTCGTCGTTTGTTTTGGGCAGTTTTGACAATGCCTCAAGCCTGTCGCGTAATTGCTTAATTATCTGACCAGTTCGCGATGCGTCGGATGACAGGTCTGGGACCGCTTTGTCTATTTCGGCGACCAGTTCTTCTGGCTCCATGGCTTTGGTCGCATCTCGACCACCGATTATTTTGAATGCGTCCGAAATTTTTGTTGTGATGGCGCCGAGATTTGCATGTTCACGTGCAATTTCACTCTGCTTGACAATTGTTGATGTTGGGGGCAGGAGTGCCACGAGCGTGTGTCTGTCGGTTGGATTCGCGCCATGGTAACTACCCCATTCGCCTGGGTACGAGAAGTATTCGCCGATTCCGAACGCGGAGCCACCCTGACCTGGGATAAATCGTCCTTCCGAGGTGATGAATTGCTCAACATAGGTTTCGCTATTGACTTTTTCGTGGCCAGTGCCACGCATGATGGGTTGCCAACCAGCATCAAGGAGTAACTTAACCTCATCTTCTTTCAGTTGGATTGGCGTTTCTGAAAAGCCCGAGTTTTCCCACAGTCTGCGCAACAACGCTTTATGTTCGCTTTCAACTTCTTCTTCGCTTGCTCCCTTTCTCTTCTTTTCATTAATCCCAATCAAGCCTTGGTCAAGAGCGTGCAAAAGGTCGACATAACCGTCAGTAACCTCAACCTTTCCATCCGTAGCATTTGTTTTAAGAACTGCAACCTCTTCTCGCCTTTCCCTCATGTCTGTTGCAAGCGTTTCTGGGTCGCGGTTCTTCCTAAACCTCGACATAAAAGTTCTCTTCATGGCGCGGCCACGAAGAATACGTCGCTTCAACTGTAGGTCAGGGTCAAGTTCAATACCCTCGCGGAGTCGGCCCTGTCTTCTTGCAGCGCGCAATTCAACTTTTCGTTCTCTTTCTGGGTCGACGCGGCGCAGTCTTTGGAACAGGGAGAGTCGCTTTTCTTTTTTCTTTTTCCCTATTCCACGTTCTTTCTCTAGGTCGATTGCGTCTGGGGCCTTTGTTCGTCCTTCTCCGCCAGCCCAACCAGCGACTGATGACTCTGAATCAATCCAACCTTTTGGAACCTCGCCGCCGTTCTTTTTGATTACGTCAGCAATCTTCTTCTTGGTGGCAGGATGCAAGTGCTCAAGAGCGGAGAAGTCCCCGTCTTCAATCATGTTCATGATTGTCTGAGCGTCATCCAAGGCTCTTTGCTGAACTGTGTATCCATTCTTGGCCGCGCTCACCTTGGCCTCACCATCTTCGGTGAGTTTTAATTCTCGCGAGTCCTTATCGGACACTTCAAACTTTTCAAGTAGACCTTCGGACACTTGTCCGTCAAGTCGATAAAGCATCTCGTAAATATCTGCCGACTCAAGTGGGGTGTCTTCTGCGACTTTGTCGTATCTTCCGCGAGCGTCACCCTTTGCTCTTCTACGGACAGCCAAAAGGCTTTGTTTCTTAGAGCCTCTTTCGCTTCTGGCTTTCCAATACTTACTGAAGAAACCCTTTAGTTTCTTATCCAATGCTGGCTTGACCTCTTCGACAAGAGTCTTCTTAACGGCATCCTTCTGTTCTGGTGTGAGGGAGTCAAATACCTTTCCGTCACTGCCCTTCTTGTCACGACCATACGTTCTTGTCATTCTTGCGTGGCCAGCCTTGCCACCAGGACCAGCACCAACACCGCGCGGAGCGCCACTCTTTGGTGCTGGTGTTCTTGGTGTTTTTGTTTTATCTCCACCAGCGCTACGGAGCGTTGTCCCTCGTGGTTTAGCGGCACGCTCGGTTCTTGCAAGAGACCTACGGGAACTTAGCGGCACATCCGTTCTTACGTTTCCTCGTGAAAAGAGAGCCTGCTGTGCTGGTTCGAATTGGCGACGTGGTGCGCGTCGTGCCCTTTGTATTTCCTTTTCCAGGTCAGCCATTGCATCAAGTTCGTCTTCGGTTACATTCCGTTTCCCTCTGACGATGTTTTTCAGTTCATCAAGCATGTCGAGTTCGTCATCACTCAGTTGCTGCCCGCTCTGCAATCTTCTAATCATCGACTGAATGTCATCTGGCTCGCTGTCGCGGCGTGGCTTCGCTTTTCCGTTGGCTTCTGCTTTTGCGTTCTTCGCGGCGTAGGCAATAAATGCCGACAGAGCCTCCCGCACTGACGCTTTTTGGTCGTCATTCAGTGGTTGATTGCCAAATCTTTCCTCCATGATTCCGTCAACGAGCCTCTTTTGGTCACTTGCGGTTTGCGGAAGTTCGTCCCTTTGTCTGTCCAAGGTGTAAGCAATCTTGGACAACTTTTCAGTTTGTTTTTCGTTAAGTCCAACCGTTCTAGCGACTTCTCTCATGCCAGAATCCATGTCGGCCCCACCCTGCAGCATGCTGTCGTAGTCATTCTCAATCAATTTCGTAATTGATGTTATTTCTGGTCTATCCTGGGTTTCTGGGCCAGCGCCAGAAGAGCGGAGTGAACGCTTTGACCCTTCGCTTGGACCAGCGGTGGACGACATAATGTTGGAAATGAGGTCTTCAACTTCTGGGTCTCGTTTGTCTTCTGTTTCCTTGGGTTTTCGTGTTGGCCTCTTGCGGGCCTTGAAGACTGGATTCCCCTCCTCCATCAGTTCGTTAAAACGTTCCGTCTGTTCTGGATTTTTGGGGAAACCATTTGTGTCGAGTTCAATCGGGTCGTCAATTTCCTGCTGGTGTGGAAGCCTTGATTTCTCTGCATCAAGTTCATCGAGACGACGCTCGTGAATTTCCTGTTCTTTTTCTAGAAGGTCGTAATTACGTCTGTATTTGCGCATTTCTTGGCGCGCTTCGCCTCTCGACATTCCGTAGTCGTCCATGAACTTTTCAATAAGTTCTTCGTCGTCCATGTAGTAGCCATCTTCAAAGCCAAGTTCTTGTTCTAATCGTCTTCGGCGAGCCTCGTAATCGTCTTTGAGGTCCTGTATGAAATCGTCGACGTCTTCCTTGCTGTTGAATATTCGCTTTCTTTGCGACGCATTGGGGTATTTGAAACCACCAGTTGCGGTCGACCCAAATTCCTCACGGCCTGCCCCAGATGACCTAAGGGTCTGAACACTCCTTCTACCTTCGGGTGAATTCAACCAGTTACTAACGCGCTGGTTACTGCCCGTCGAAAGTGGTCTGTTGGTCTCTGGTTTTGGTTCGCTCGAGAACGGGCGCTTAGTGTTTTGAGTTGGCTTTCTTCTGCCTCCGCCTCTCCGTCTTCTTTGCAATTCTCTTTCCAGCGCCGCCTTGCGCTCGCCGTCCATGCGAGCAGCAGTAACGTTGCCGTCATATACGCGAGGACGATTTTCAATTCTGTCGATTTCGTCACGAATCGCTTCGTCGGACAGGTCTGGGATATCATCGACAGGTGTTTTTTGGCCAGTATCTTGTCCAGGCATATATGGCCGATTGCGATTTCGATTTTCCAACCAGTCTTTGAGATATGCTTCAACGTCCACTGGGGTTGGCGTGGTTGCGCGTCGTCTTCCCCCTCCACCACTGGAGCGAAGCGTATTGCCGCCATTCTTTCTTCGTGCAGCAATTTGATTTTTCAAATCCAACATTGAATCCCGAATATTTTCTGGTGTGTCTGGGTCATCGAGGATTCTGTCCGTCACCTCCTCCAGATATTCGAGTTCGTCTGCTGACATTCTGTCGCCAGAGGTAAGTTTTTTAACAGCGTCCTCAACGCTCGGCATGTCGTCATAGCGACCAGGTTCTCCGCCTTCGTCAGGGAGTTTTTCTGCAGTATTTCGATTACCACTAGAGCGCAAACCACCTGGCTTTGGGCCCCTGTCGATTTTCTTGAGTCTTTGCTGAGTTAGGTCGCGAATCGCCATATCAACGCCAAGTTCTTGCTCGGCGCGTTCAAAATCTTTTTCTGTATCTGGGCGGCGCTTGTCACCAGGGCCCAACCTGCGAAGCGTGTCCCTTAGCGAATCAAGATAATTTTGATTTCTGGAAATACGTAAATCAAGACCTTCGACCTGGGTCGTCAGTTGCCTGACGTTGTCAACTCTTCCAGAATCAAGCATTTCTTTTGCGTTGTCAACGCGACTTTGGCTTTGAGGGGTGAGGCGCGACATGTTCCCGCGTGTATATTTCCCAGACGAACGCAAACCTTCTTCGTCGGCCCTGCGCAAACTTCGGTCGACATCACGTCGAATTCGGCGACGATACTCATCTTCTGAAACGCTACTAGGTCTATTCGCTTCTCTTTCTTCTGGCGTCATATCTGTCATGTCAACGTCTGGTTTGGGTCTTCTGCCAGATGAACGAATGCCCATAATTGGCTCTTTGGATTCCTTGCCTATGCGGCCAGTTTCCATGTCTGTAATGAGTCTGTCTATTGCGTCATCGGCCCCAGCGCGTCTTGCTTCATCGTATGGGACATTGTCAAATCTTTTCATTCTTCCGTCTTTATATGTGACTTCAACAGAATTCGTCTGCGGGTCATACGTCATCTTTGATGCTTTGCGACTATTTCGCGTGTCAAACGCCATCTGAACCGCAGCGGCGGCACGTGGCGGCTCGTTCGCGGTTGCACCAGAACTTCTTAGGGAAGTGCCGTCAGAAAGTCTTCGTTCGCGCTTTCCACGCTTTGGTTTTTCGATAGTAAGACCAGCATCCCTTAGTGTATTGACTATTTTTTCTACTTCTGCCGTAAATTGTTGTCGCAGTTCATCTTGGGCTCTTAGGCTGTCTTCTACTCTCCTATTTTCTTCTGGGTCAGTACTTCTAATTCCAACACCGCCACCACCTGGAAGGTTCATTCCGCCGCGGCGTCGAAGACCAGGAGTACCCTCCATCAACATGCCCGTTGAGGTTTCGCTGGCACGCGGCGCAGAAACAAATCTATTGGGGTCTGGCATTTCCCGCCATGTACCGTCAAAAATCAACCCGTCTCCGTCATGGTCTCTTCTCTTGCGTGGGTCGAGAGTACCAGAAATAAATCTTCGTGCAACACCTCTTGCTGTCCTGCTTGACGCTGCTCCGCGAATCGCGTTACCAGCAGCGCGTCCAATCGCTCGTCCGAGCCTTGCCTTTGTATAGGTATCAAGAATTTCCTTGGTGGATTTCCCCAGCGTATCTCTCTTGATTGTTGGGGCAACGTAGTTTTTCAGGATTTCTTTGTTCGTGTATTCAACAATTTGCTTACCGAATTTTCGCTCCGCACCGCGCGACATCTTTTTTTGAATTTCTGAACGAGTGTGGGTTGCGGTAATTTTATTGGGCTTTGAAACAAATTGTTTAGTCTCGTTATTGAAAGCCAATTCGTGAATGCGGACCCTTAGGGCAAGTTCATTCTGTACAACTTCTTTTCTGAAGTTATGCGCCTTGAAATTTATTGACTTATGCTTTGAGACCCAGTCTCCAGAAATTGGCGAATCAATAAAAGAGGGGAATTTTGACGCATTTGGGTTGTGCTCGCGCCCCAAATCAAAGGCCAAGGTCTTGGTGCTGATTGTTGCCGAACCAGCAGCGACGGCATCTTGGGAATTCAGAATAATGCTCTTCATTGTCTCGTCGGACATACCCCTGAATTCACCCACAGAGATATTCGGCGGAAGTTGACTTAGGTCGGCATTGTTGGAATTTGCCCAGTTTGCCCACTCCACTGCTTTTTGGGACCAACCAAAAAACTTAAGGTTTCCATCGGACTTTACGACGACGCCAAAATTAACGTCGCGAACCACATTCTTTAGTACCGCGTATTGTCTCATTGTCTTCCCGAAATCACGTCTTGTAGCGCTGAGTCTTGCTGTACGAGTTTTTCAAGTCTGGTTGTGTACAAGGTTTCAAGAATATTCAAGTGAATTTTCTCGCCAGAGTTAAGTTTACCATCTGTGTAAAGCCTTGATTTAAAACTACTCAAATTAAACGCTCGTGCGCGCTGAATAAGTGTAGCAAGAAATTGCAATTGCTGAGCGCGCTGTCGTGCCTTCAACTCTTTGAAATACTTGATGTACAACTGCGATTCGGAAGGCTGGACTAAGTCTCGGAGTTGGGCCTGTGTTCTTTCACGAATGGAAATATTAGATAATTCAACCAACCCTGCACCGTCATTAGATATTGGAATCAACTTCTTTTTTCCGTTGTAGTCGGCTATTTCAATTGAGCCGCTGTTTCTGTTGCCCATATCCGTCAACAGGTCTGCGACCATCAATCGCATTACGTCTGACCACGGCGCCTGGGCAAACCCAGCCTCTGTATCAATTTTTGCACCTTTCAAGGCGGTTGCAGCGTCCTCCACCAAATACGAACGTTTATTACCAGTACCGACCAATACGATGTTGGGTGATTCGACGCCCATGTGTTGCTGAACTTGCGACACAAATCGTTGAGTTACTGCCTCGAAATCCGACTTTGCCGCCTTTTGAACATACTGGTCACCATTGGGCAGTGTCAGCATTGTTTGATTGTCGTTTATCTTGTCTTTCTTGATTTCGGAAACCTTGGCAAGTGCTTGCTGCAAGATGTCTGGGGATATGTTGACCAGTGAGCCGCCGCGCTGAATATGGGCCACCGCTCCAGCAAGTGTCGTGATGTCCTTACCAATTGGGGAAACGGAATCTGGCTGGCGCTGTTGTTCTTCTGGCTTTTCTTCAGTTTGTGCTTTTGCAACACGCTTCTTGAATGCACGGGTTGCCCAGCGCTGCTTGCCGTCTTCGCCAATTTCGTTTGGTCGCGAAACACCGACAAACGATTCTGAATATCCGATACCTTCACCAGTCTCTTGTGCGACCATTTTTAGACGCGCCGATGGGTCGCGAGAGTTGTCAGCATCCATTGCCGCATTTACAGTTCTTCCAAGTTTTCTTCTTTCGCCAACGGTCAGTTGACGACGTTTTTCCAACGTAAGAACAGAACCGCCAGGCAGAACGTATTTAAGACTTGTCACTCCAGTATTTGACAAAAGACCGAGTTCGTCCTTGCCAATCAGGTCAGGGCTTGCGACGCTCAACATGTAAGTTGCGCCCTCCATGTCCCTGTTGTCTGGAATGGTTCTCAAAACTGATGGCGGCACAACTGGCTCAAGAACAAATCCATCGCGACGAACCATTCGTGCTGCTGGATTATCGACAGAGCCCAATGGCTTCACCAACTTTTTAACTTCCGCCAATGCCTTTTGTGGATTGGACATTGTCACCTTTGGAATCTGCGGTGCGCGAGATTGAATGAGATTGTCTGGCGCATCACCAGCGCCAAGAACAGTTGAAGAAACGTTTGAAACTGGTGGATTTGCCGCACGTGCAAGTCTTCTGATGAGACCAATCGCCGCTCCCAGTGGTCCAGGTAGTGCAAAAAGTTTTTGGCCACACGTGGAGAATCTATTATCCGTAAATCTTCCGCCATATTGATAACCCTCTGGACATCTGGACACACCATCTCTCCATTGATTTCTTCCAGGCATTCCAGGAACGCCTGGGGTCAATGTTCTTGCGATTGCGGAGCGAATTGGGCTTCTTATCACGCTCAAGTTTCCAGGAGTAAGGACGGAGCCAACCGCCTGAACACCTTGAAGTACTGGGTTGTTGGAGGCAACTAAACCAATTCTCTTGAACTCAAAGTCTCTACCCCTGCCGCCTCGCTTGATTAGCGCTTTGAAAGAAATGATTTCTTGGCGATATGCGCCGTATGAACGCATTACATCTTGTGGGGCTGTTTCTCCATGAACAAAAACAACGCGTGTTTTTACAATGTCCGAATCAGGGCAGCAAGCACTTTTCTCAATTATTTTCCTAATTTGCGAAACCGCTCGTCTATCTGTTCTCATCATCCACCACAACATTTCTGGGCAATATAAGCAGCCTTTGCTGGCATGCCAGCATCATCTTCGCCCTCTATTTCCCAGTTGTTGTCGTCACGAAGATACTTTACGAAATCTGGCTCTGCATCCATGAATTCCTTAAGAACAGTCATGGCGTACTTTTGGTCTCCGCCAGTAATAATTGGCGCTTCCTCATCAATCGTGGCTCGCCAAACTTTTTCTGAATAAAACTCGTCTACTTCCAAATAGTTGGCAGACTTCCCAAGCGGCTTGTCCTTGCCCGCGCTTCGCGCAAGTTTTCCAGGAGCACGAATTGGCCTTTTTAGTCGAGACAAAAACTCCCTATTTGTCCAGTTTCTTTTCTTTAATTTTCCTTTGCAATTTTTCATGCCAGGGTGATGGCAACCTTCGTTTGGCCAAAGTCCTGTAGTTTCATGGTGTAGCCAAGCGCAAATGTTGTTTAACGGATACAGTTCTGGATGGTCGGCCAGGATAATACGACAACGTCTAAAGCCCCCTGGCTTGCGCATGATTGGTCGCCAGTAGCGCAAAAGTCTTTCCAAGTTTCCTCTTCTTGGGCCATAACCGCGAAGAATATCTCCAGTGATTCTTTCCTGTGGAAGGTCAAAAATGACATCTTGTGGCGCTTTGAATTCGTAACGCTCATTCATAATTCTTGCCACGCTTTTTTCTTTTCCTATTTACTCTTCTTGTCGCCCAGTGTTGCATCGTCTTCGATGATGGGACCTGTGATTGAAGTGAAACCATGAAGTCAATTGCTCTGTTCTCGTATTCGAGTACTTTGGGGCGCCTTCTCAAGACATCCTCATTGACAACTGTGCCATCAAGAAGATTTTGGTCGACTGGCAAAGATTTCTCGACAAAAACAGAATACCAGTGCGGACCCGATTTGGACTGATGTCCATTCCAGAGGTAATCGTGAAAATTAGTATTCGTTATTTTTTGAATGTTTTTATTCCAGTCAATAAATTCCCAGAAATTTGTCACCTTGGTATCGCCTAGTTGGCCGACCAGAATGCAGTCAGCATTTTTGTGTATTGAATCAACGACGTAATAAACCTTCGTTTTTTCAAGTTTTCCAACAAGTATTGACTTCACGCTTTTCCACCATCTTCAATCATAAACGGAAACAGGGCGTACATGGCGACAAGTGGTGGCAAATCATCATCATCATCATCATCGTTTTTGTTTTGTTTAGCGGATTTGACTCTTGGTCCCAATTCTTCCAGCAAGAGTTCAACAACTGGTTTGGCAAATCCGCCAATTGTTCCTGATATTGGTTGCGACCTTTCTTTATCGCTTAGCGAAAGGTCGCCATTAATCGCTATATCTGGTCGTTTGGAAAACAAGAACCAGGCGGTGAACGCCTCTGCGAGTTTTTCCTGTGGGCTTGATACTCCGTACGAAGACACAGACGGCATCTGATTCAATTGCTCAACTAAACGCGCTGTTCTATAGGCGCCGAGTTCTTCGGTTGCCAAGTCCCTTTCACCAAATACTCCTTCACCAAGAAGGGACCTCATTCTTGTCCTATCTTCCTTTCTGACCGCTGCAAAATCAAGGAAGTGTCCAAATTCGTGAACTGCACATGCATACGCAAGCCTTCTTGCTATTTCTTCTTGGGAGCCATTTGAGCCTTTAAGTCTTTCTGGACTTATGTAAAGTCTGTTCACAAAGGAAGACAACATTTGGTTTGTCATCGGGTCAACAAAACGATACCTGAGCGAATCGTCGTGAAGTTCTTTTGCGTTTTTGGTAATTCTGTCAGTTGAGATGCTCATTTGGATTTTATCTTTTCCATAATCTGCAAATATTCTTTTTACCCTTGAAAATTCTCCAAATGGTCCCTCGCCACCCTTTGTTACAAAAGAATTAACTCTTACCTTAAATTTGAGTCCTTTCAACAGTTGTTTATGGTCTACGTTTTTAAATAAATCATCCAACGCTTGCAAAGACGCGTAGTAAGTTTCTCTTTCAACTGGGTCATCGGGTATGTTGCCCACGAGTTTTACGCCGTATTGACGAAAATATTTTCTGTGAGCCTTTGTGGAATTCCCAAATCGCTTTTCCAATTCATCCGCCGTCGCCACGCGCGGCAAATTTTGTGAGTCTGTTCCATACTGAAGGTTTCTTGGCCCTTCGGAAAGTTTGTCATCCACACTTCTTGTGGCACCAGAAGAACGAAGTGAGGCGCCAACACCCCTTGTCCTGAAAGCAGACCTTGAACCACTCCCTCGGATAACTTGGTTTTGGGCGATTCGGGTGGTGTTCTCCCTCCCCTCGGCGCTCATTCTTGCGCTGCGAATGTCTCTCAAACCTCGGGCTATTTGTGCTGGGTCACCAGATTCCATTCTGCGAGCGGCAGATTCAGAACGCCTTGCGAGGCGTCGGCTTTTGTCGGCGCCGCTTCTGCGAATCCCTGGAACAAATCCTCGTTCACCCGCTGCAACAAATTCCTTTTTTCTTTGTTGTAGTTCTTGTAATGCGCGGTCAATTTTCTTTCTACCAGCATCTGAGAGACCAGGGCGATTTCGTAATTGTCTTAAGGATGCAATAAGTTCCTCATCTGCCCAAGCAAAAGTCTTGTCGGCCATGTTGAGAACTTCGCTCAATTCATCTTCTTCAAAATTGGGGGTTATCATTCTTGCCGAATCAAGTATTTGGGATAGTTCTTCTCGCCTCTTTTTTGCCTCGTCCATCATCTGTAGTGAACGAGAACCTATTGGGGCATAGTCTGGCTTATTCCCCGAACTTGTCAGTTCGGAAAGTATTTGCGTTCTTGTTTTTGGTGTCGCGGCGCCACTGGAGCGAAGTGCTGGTTTATTATTGGCAACAGATATAACTGGTTTTGGCTTCAGGGCAGCGAATGATGCATCGTCGTCAACAGAAATGCCAGAGCCAGAAAGTCTTTCACGGATGGCTTTTGCGGTTGCATATTTGACGATGTCGTCTATTTCGTGCTCTTCGCCCATACCGACGGCGTCCATTGTTCTCTTGAAGGTCCTGGGGTCATCAATGTTTATTCCATCAGGATTCAAGAAAGTAACCTTGGGAACATTGCCATCCGATGAATGTTGTGCAACTCGTGCGCGCACTTGCCTTCTGCCACTTCTTTCTCTTACCAACTGGAGTCTCGCCGCGATTAATTGCTTAATGTCCTCAGCAAGGCGCTTTTTGTCTGGGTCTGTTTGTGGAGATGAAATAAGTTTTTTAACCTCATCTATATCTTTTTGTGGGAGTACGTCTTGCAATAATTCAACCACCTCATCACCCCCGACATTTTGAGCGTCAACTTTTGCAAACGGCATTATTTCTGCATCTTGGAAGCCCTTGGAAATTTTTATTTCTTCCACGTCGCTCATATCAAAAGAACCAGCAACAACTGCTTCTACATAATCCCTTTGTGGAACCCCACCATCTTCCGTCCAGTCGGTGGTGTGTGCGTGATTTTTGCCGACTGCGGCATTCAACAGGTTTGCAATTCGTCTTTGTTCTGAAGCGGTAATATCGCCCTTGTCAGCCGCAGAACCCCTATTGAGAATAAAAGACTCCAATAATTCATCATCGGTGGATGAGCCATCAAGTTGGAATGGGGTCCTAAAGCCATTTAGCGAGTCACCCATTGTTCCGACAGAACGATTGGCCGCGTCGGTTCTCAACACTATTTCGCTGTCACCATACTGATATGGCAATGAGTCAACAGCCCTCAGTTTGCCGTCAGCATCCTTGAGTTTGTTATTGGAGCCAGATGCTGGCGGGATAACGCTTGGGTCTCTAAACGAAACGGCGTTTGGCGACCGTTTTTCAGCAGCGTCAATCTGTGCTTTTGCCCACTCGTCCTCAAACTCAATTTGGTCTCTATGCGTCATGAAGCCATGTGCTGGCCTCAGGGATTCATCGGCCCCCTCTGGTAAACCAAGCAGAATCTCATACTCCGCCCTCCTTCCCACATCGGATGCCGCCGCGACACCAGTTGCGTCAGCATCATAGGTGGTTTTGTAAACACCAGTTTTCAAGAATCCAAGTAACGGTATTTCTCTGGCGTCCTTTACGTCTCGGACCCTTGTTCCACGCACCCTAAATCGCGGTCTCTTATCAAGTCCATCGACAAACGAACGTGCGGAAGCAACAAGAATGGCTCTAATTTCTTCTGGGGATTTGTCCTTCATGATTTCTGCAACTTCTGGCGCCAGTCCAGGAAGTTTGCCCTCTTTAATTAGTTCTACAGCCCTATCGATGCTTTTCGAAACCCTCACCTGCGACTCTTCTGGACTTTCGAATTCATACGTGTCTGTTCTAACGCTCATCCCGACACGCGCATTATCTCCGCCAACCCTGGACAATCGCTCCTTGCGTTTTCTCTCCCTGTCTTTTTTGCTGCTGATGCCAAATTTAATTCCAACGGCATTGAGGCGCTCAAGTACGTCGCGTGTTTTGCTCGACTTTGCTGATGGAAGTTTTGTTCTATCTTCATCTGGTAATGCGCGAGCGGTATTACCAGCGGAACGAAGCGCAGAAAGTCTGCGGGTCTCTTGTTGTCTTTCAAGCCTATTTATGGCTTTTCTGACTGTTATTTTTTCGCCAATGTCAGTTTTTTTGTCGTCAAATGCTTTAAGTTCTTGGCGTTTTGCGTCGATAATATCGTCGGCGCTTCGCTGCGACGTTACGCGGCCAATTGCGACACCGTCATCCCTAACACCAACAATTTCTATTTCCCCAGGGGGAAGAATTATCGAGCCAATTTCGCTTTTGTCTGTTCCTGGCGTGTAGTCGGGAAGGCCCGAATACCCCTCTGGTACGGCGACAATCAATCTTTGATTGTCAATTGGATTTGTAATGGAATCTGAGGAACCAAGGTTGTCGTCGGATTTGATGACCCCAGTGAAATGTGTTCTGATTTCTATTCTTCTCCCCTTCATTTCCTCGCCAAATTCGCTAATGGCGCCACCAGGTATAACTATTTCAGCAGCCACAGAATTCGGAAGTTTGGATTCACCAACAACTTCTACCAATGGAATGAAGCCATTTTCTATTTCATTTGAGAGCCAGGAGTCGTCAACACCACCCATAATCAGCCTATGGTCCAATATGGACTGGTTTGTTCCGTCTTCTGCTATTGGGTTTTTAACATCGAAAAGTTCACGCCATTCAGATTCCAACACCTCACGATGTTTTTCTGTCATGTCGCGCAACACAGCGTCTCTGACTTGTTTGCCCCATCTGGATGCAGAGCCCCTACTATCAAATTTTGCGGCTGACGCCATACCTGCCGACATGAGAGTCCTGTCGTGAGCAGAAAGACCACCAGTTTTATCAGTGGCTTCATCTATGTCAGCGATTCCCTCAACCATGTCTCGCAAGTCCATCATCGAAATTTTTCTTGCTCGTTTACCTATCCCTGCCAATTCCCTCAACTTATCTCGCCTCGTTGGTGGTGGGCCAGGCGGTGCTGGCGGCGGCGGCGGCACAATATTCTTTTTTATTTCTGGGAGGTCTTGGCCAAGCGATAGCGGAGCCAGGAATGCCTTTATTTCTGGAGTTTCTTTTATGAGCCCGAATTTCACTGCAGCCGAAAGGTCTGCCTGCATTTCCAAATATGTAACTTGAGCCATTTCGTTTACTTGTCTGCGCATCTTTAATAGGGCGTCTTCGTCATCGGTGGCACTTGCTAGGACACCGTCAATACGCCCTATAGCCATAATCAGACCCTTGTATTCTGCGTCTTCTTCGTTTTTTCCTGCGGCCTCCAATTCTCGCTTCCGCATAACGAGACTGTCTCTTAGGTCGCTCACGTCAGAATAATTATTGGCTTTGCTCATGACCTCGTTTAAGTAAAACGTGGAATAGTAATGCGAGGGACCGTATGTACCTCCGACTTTATTGTCGATTAAGTGATGAACTATTTCCCTCATGTTCGCACATGCGGTGAGCATCACTTGCGGGTCGGTAATCATTGTTCCGTAATCGAAGTCAACACCTCTTGAATCCGTGAATTTTCTGCCCTGAAAAATCATTTGACCCAACAGTGCCATAGCCTCACTGTTTGACATTCCAGGGTTTCTTGACTTGATTATCTCCCTTGCCATGGAAAGTTGGCGCCCATGCGTCAGTTCATGAAAAGCAACGAATTGGCCAAGCGCCATACCACCAAATGAATCGTTGAGACTCTGCGTCATGTAGCCTTCGCCGTTGCGGATTTTAGATATTTGTTCTGCAAATGTCGTTAGGCCCCCCATGTATGAATCAAGCAGGCGGTGCCTATTTTCCGCGCTTACAACTTCGCCTATTCTTTTCAATTTTTCTATTTCTGTTCCAGCGGTCCCAGTTGGTTCATACAGGAATGAATCCGAATCCGACAACGACGCGGCTGGGTGTAGCAGTAACATTCCGCCGAGATTCATCTGAAACTGCAAATTGCCCTTTTCGTCAATACTCATCCCCCCAAAAAACGGGTCACTGGGGTCGTAAGCAACATGAACAATACTTTTTATATCTTGCGTAAGTTCGGGGTTCTCTTGCCTTGCATTTATCAATTGCAAAAGGGTGCCAGTCTCAAATTGTTGAGCCTTGGCGAGAGACCTTTGACCCATGGCAAGCAACTGTTGTGCTTTTTCGTCATCAGGGAAAATTTCAGAAGGGTTGGAGCCATCAACTATCCCCTGCACCAACATTTCTTCAAATTTTGACCCGTATTTTCTTTGCAGTACCTCTAAATCGGCTGGGCTCATCCCGTGAATTATCCCCTGCCTTACCGCATCAAGCGTCCCATCCAAAGCCATATTTGCGATGGTGTTCCTGTATGCGAGTAATGCTCGCTCTGGATTTTCGGAAAATCCTTCACCAAAATATGAGTCAAGGTCGATATCCCAGCCCATCTCTTTCATTTTCAACAACGCCAGCGCTATTCCTCTTTGAACTGACACTGGGTCACTTTCGTCAACGTCTATTCCAAGCGACCTTATTAGGTCCAGTGCGCTTCTCTGCTCTGCGCGTAATTTATCTCTCATGCGCTCACGCTCTGATGCGATTTTGGCAAGCGACTTGATTTCTTCGTCAGTCAATTCTGGGTATGCGGCGCGAAACGCTTCTTCAAATTTTTCTTCATAGGTGTCTGGGTCAATTATTTCTCCAGAACCAGCAATTCTTGCAAGGTCTCTTTCTGCTATCTCAAGTTCGCGCTCAATCAAATCAAAAGGCTCAATTGGTGTTGCTGGCGGCGGTGGTGGTGTCGGCGGTATTGGTTTTCCATCAGGACCAAGAAGTGTTCCGCGAAGTCTTTCTTTCTCTGGACCAAGGACTGTGCCACGGAGTCTTCCGCCACTACTACGCAGGACAAGTTGATAATCGTCATTCCGCTCAAAGGGGGTTGCGTTATTAACTTTGCTAAGTTTTTCCATCATTTGATGTCCAAACTTTTCAGCGATTTTCACCAACGCTCGGGCTACCAATGGGGAAAAATCAAAACAGTTGCTTCCAACTTCATCCGTAAATTGATTGGCCGCTGGAACTCCTGGCGGGCATCTGAACTTGCCGTCAGCATCAACGAGAACCCCAGCCGCCCTTGCGGCTGCTTGCCCGATGTTCCCAGCGGCCCTGCCGATTGTTCTGCCCAGCGCCTTAACTTCCATTTGTCCAGTGCGCGGGTTTTTCTTGGCTGGAACCTTTCTTACAGATGGTCCCTTTTTCGACGCTAGAAACTTCTTGCCCTGGTTAACCAAATCTTCTGGTTTGACCGTCTTTCGTGGGTCAAGCCAACCAACATTCGGCACATCGCCAAGTTGTCCGTCTTGATTTACTTTGCGAGGTCTTATCTCAAAGTATTGGCCCTTTTTGGGTGTCGCATCTGGGTCAAAAACAGCAACACCGATACGAGTGAAATTGGATTCTGCCTTTTTGCGTTTTTCCTTGTTGTCGGCAGAAGGGTCCTTGTTGTTTTTGAGTGCTTGCCCGAGTGCCTTCACCGAAAGTTCTGGCGAAAACGGGTACGCGACAACCTGCTTCTGTGCCTCTACAAATTTCGATATGCGCTCTTGCGGCGTATCTTTCGATGTAGGCAAAACCCGAGCGCTCTTTATGACGCGCGCAATTAATACTTTACGTTCCTGCATGGCAGGCGCCTTTTTCTGGAATCGGATTACGATTCTGGGGTTTGGTTTTCTTCAACCTCGGCATTGAGCAACTCAAATTCAAGCAATTGTGACATGAACTCCGAGTCAACTGCTTCTCCGTCAGCCCCCACGGACTGGCCCGTATCGGCTTTGGCCCCAGCAACCCAGTTTGCTGGAATCATTGCCTCAGCACCCAGCGCCTTTGCGCGCTTGATGATGTGGCGCTTGGCGGCAGACTTATCCTTGGCGCGACCAAAAGCCTGAATCGCGTTCGACAAGTCCTCCTTGTTGCCAATTGGATAAGAGCCATCTGGAAGGGCAGTTCCCTCCTTGGCCATGCTTGTTCGCTGTTCGTCTGTGAAGGCGCGCTTCAATGCAATTTCTGCAGCCTCTGCTTCGATGTCTTGTGCATCCTCTTCCTCGTACTTGTCGTAGCCAAGGACTTCGCCATCAAGAGAAACGAACACGTCATATGACTTACCGTCAATGCCGTCGATTTCAACTGCGTATGCGTCAAACCCTTCGAACACATCTGGCTCAACAGCCACAACGTTGCCCTCAATCGACTTGACTGCGATTTCGGCGGCGTCGTTGAAGTCGATGAGCATCATCTCGTCAACAAGCGACTTCTGCTCAAACGCACTTCCGTCCAACTTGTGCCAGCCCAATACTTCTGCACTGGTTCCGTCAACGAACACCTCAACGGCGCGACCATCCTTGGCCTCAACGTCAACGACAAACATGTCGGCTTCTGCTGAATAGCCAGAGTCCAAAACCTTGCCGTCAAACATGTCTTCCGCAATACCTTCAACATGAAGCAGACCTGGCATACCCTTTTCGGCCATGCATCCGCCGACGCAGTCGTCACAAACTGGCTGACCACCTGGGTAAACCTTACGGTCAATTGCGCACAGGTAACCACGAGCGCCAACATCGGCTGTTTTGTAGCCCATGTTTCTTAGACGACGAGATTTCATTTCCTCAAGTTCGGAACTCTCTTCCTCTTCCTCTTCCTCTTCCTCTTCCTCTTCGTCTTCGTCCTCGTCCTCGTCCTGCATCATGGTCTTGGCATCAATGTCGTCTTCCTCGCCGTCATCCTCGTCCGCATCCTCTTCGACCGCGTCTTCGTCATCTTCGTCTTCGGCATCAACCATTTCTTCCTGGTCGTCCATTTCCTCGTCGTCATCCATCGGCATGGCCTTCATCTGAACGGGCATGGCGCCGCACTTTGCGCAAACCTTGGCGCCCATGCTGTAGCCGCAGCCCTCTGCGTCAGCACCCTTGGCGCACTTCAAAACGGAGCCGTCGGTGTCCAACTTAACCACTGCGTTCTTGTCGTAATCCATTGTGATGGCTCCTTATGTGTTGCGAGACGACAATACCACAGGCACCCGTCTTGCGTTGTATTTCTTAAAATTCGTTTTCACAAATTATACTTCACAGACTTATTCGGTGGTGAAATCTATTACAAATCACTTGTCAGTCCGCGGGCGAACCGCTTTTATCTATAAACGTTGACATTGCTGCTGACGAGACAGCCTCAAGCAGTTCCGCAAAAATTTCTGCTCTGCTGCCTACGCTTCCGCCTTTTCCAGCAGTCATTTGTCTATCAATTACCGCCATAACTGCGTCAAGAATTTTGTCTGCTTCATCGGCTGTAATTTTGATTGAACCTACGTTCGTTCTCTTGGAGCCAGGCGTAAATGCGCCAGCCTTATATTTAGAGATTTTTTGTTGCAAAAGCGTCAAACCATCTTTTATGGCAGATGTTTCTGCTTTATCTATTTCTCTCCTTAGTGACGTATCGATACCCCTCCACCATGTCGACTCTTTAATTATTTCCGTTCTTGGCGTTTTGTCTCCTCCGCCGCCAGAGCGCAACCCCCCGCTGGTTTTTCTTCTTGCCAGTGTTGTTTGAAATTGTCGAGCCTCATTCACTACTGTGTTCAAGTCCCTTCGCCTGACCCCAGAACCGCCACTTCTTAGCAAATTTGGATTCCTGTTTACACTGAAGTTGGTTACCTCATCAGCCCCATCATCTCCGCCACCATATTCATCAAAGTCATACCCAGAATCTTCCGCCCTGATACCAGACCTTCCAGCACGGCCAATGAGGTCCCTTTCGGCATCAAGGTCTGACTCTCTGTCCTCCCATTCACTGATGTGTTCGGACAATCTGCCAGAAACAGTTTTCAAGCCTTGAATCAACTGTTGTTCAGCATTGCTAAGGGTTGTGACAACTTCTAGTTCATCTTCTTCTTTGCCAGTTTCTTTATTTATCTTTCTTCGCTTGTTGATTTTTTCAATCAAGTCTGGGTCGGTGAGTGTCGCAATAAGCGCTTCAATTTTGTCTCGTGCCTCACTTAGTGATTCAAGCGTTGGAACATCATCCTCGTCAGCAATCAACACATCAACATCATCAAGGCCATCGCTGATTAAATCCTCAACAGTCTTATTAACCCTTCCTTTTGCTGATTGCGCGTCCAGAAATGTTCTGATTTTGTCCGAATCTCTAGTTATTTTTTCCGCTGTTCGCTTGTGTGCAATCGTGTCTGGTCTATCTGGGTCAGACTGGAATTCGCGAGGCTCGCGCTTTTCGTCTTTTGCCTTTCTTGCCGCCGCCGCTTCTCGCATCTTGCGGCGTTTTTCTTCGACCTTGGCCTTTTCTTTTTCTTCTCTTTCTATGGTCTGTTCCCATACGCGTCGTGGCGCCGCCGCTCTTTCCGCGCGGTCCTCACTCGCCGCTTGCCTGCGCTCCCTAAGATTTTCAGCAGGGTCCTCTTCCTCAAGGGACTGCTCAATCGCGTCATTGGTTATTTGCTCGACCGTTTTTCGCCATGCCTCTTGTTTGGGCCGCAAACCTATCAACGCTTCCTCATTGGTCCCTTCATTTCCAGCGCCATCTGGCTTGCTGTTGAGCCATTTCAGTTTTTCATCACCAGACATCTTGTACCAATCAAATGGCAAAAATTCTTTTTCAATAAAATCGTCTACGTTCAACTTTCCGTCGCGCCTACCCCCGAGCCGTGGAAGGGGCTTACTGGAGCCAACAATGTTTGTCCGTCTGCCCTGCGCTGTTCCCTGCCTTGCAGAGGTGCCACCAAGACCGCCCTTGGCACGCTTGTCGATATTTCTTCTTTCATAACGCTTATTGGTCAAAACATCTTTGATTATGTCAGTTGGCGTTCTGCCCTTTGTTCCAGGTTTTTTGCCGCCATGCTTTTCAAAACTTGGTTGCAATTTTTCAAATTCTGCTTTTGCGCCATCAAGCAAACTTTCGCCGTCTGGTCCGAAAAGTTGCGGTTGAAGTTGTTCGCCAACTTTCTTGGCATTCTTTATCGAATCTCTCAACTTTGTTATTGGATTGTCTTCGGTCAATTGATTTTCACTGATTACGTTGTCCAAAACCTCAAGAATCTTTATTTTTTCTGTTCTGGTAAAATTAATTTCCAAACGAGGAACTTCGTCCCCAGTCAATGCATCAGTGACTTCCTTGGGCTTTTTGCCGCTAGAACGAAGAAACGAAACTTGCCTATAGACAGATTGTGCGCGATTTGGGTCTGGTTGCTCCATCCATGTGCCATCAAAGATGAGTCCGTCGCCATCAAAGTCACGACGTTTTCTGGGGTCTAGTACCCCTTCGATTCTGGCTAGCGCGGCCCTGCCGCGCCTAACTTTTCCCCCGCCACCAAGACTCCTGCCAATTCTTCCGAGGAGTGATTTGGTCGCATTTTCCACCGCCTCGTAAGCATCTCCACTCAGTGGCGACGCGATTACGATGCCATCTTCCGTAACGTATGTTTCAATTCTGTGATAATCAAACACTGGGTCAAGGGCTTGTTTTGTCTCAAAGGCGTCCTGTGGCTTACATGGAATCATCAACTCTGATTTTTCGGAGCGGTGTTGATTGACCAAACCCTGCAGAGAGCCGATAATCCCCGAAAGTTGCTCAACGAAATCTGGCTGCTCCGACAGTTGTTCGGTCAATGATTTTTCATCATCCAGATTAAAAAACCCAGTGGCTGCTGCATCATTCCCATACTTAACTGGAATGATTGGCCCTGATGTAGATGGCTTGCCCTGAACCGCAGGGAAATTTGGAATTCTTGGCATTCCTGGACCTGAGGTTGGGCGACCAGAACTTGGGGAGACGACCATCATCGTCGCGCCCATTTTCTCGGGTTTGCCAAACATATACTGTTCGCCGTCAAAGTAATAACCAAGACGGAAAACTCCCCTGCCTGGCTTCATGAAAACAACCGAACTTTCGTTTGCTTTCATAATTTTCACTGGGCCGCCAGTTCTTGTGGCAAGTTCTCTTTCGAGCGCTGCGGTTCTATCGCTGTCTGCTGGCTGCGCAACACCTTGCGCAAATGGGTCAACTGGACCTTTTGGCTTTTCTATGACGGCAACCGCTGAACCGCCGCCCACCATGTGCATCATATGATTTTTTTCTTCCTCTGTTTTTACAGAGATTGTTCCAGTAAGTTGATTTGCGCCGTGAAGGACAGGGCTCAGTTCGTACAACTCAACTTCACGCAGAATGTTTGCCTGTCTGCCATTGTCATATATCGCATCAAGCGTCTTGTAGCCAATCGACCACTCTTGCTCTTCTCCAAAAAACGCGACATTGGTAAACGCTTCTCGACCCTTTTCCGAATTCAGATTGAATTGCACTTTGGCATATAGTCCACCGATGCCAGCAAGTTTCATCTTTTGTGGAAGCCGTGGGTCATTTGGCGGAACTTCATAAATTTCTAGGACTTTGCCAATTGGGTCATTCCAGTTGTGGCCCCAGACAACTCTTGGCTTTCTGCGGACTAGGCTCTTTGCGAACGCGCCAGAAACGACAATGTCGCCGACGGAGTCCTTATTGCCTATCCCAGCGACGAAGCACTCCACTATTCCTTGTGCTTGGTCAATATTGAACTGTCCAGAGTTGGACTTAAATTTGATATCTTCCATCAAAAATCCTTTTTGCCATAGCAATAATAAACGACAATGGACCGACTCATTGAAAGTATTTGGTCATTATGTAAAGAATACAGAAATTAGTTTGCGAACATCCACGCTCGTCGGGCTTCGTTACTCGATATCTCGTTCACCGACTTGGCCAAGATGTTTGAAAATATGGCCACACAACTCGACTTGAAGATAATGCTGCGCTGCTCTGCGTCTTTTACGTTGAGACTGGTCACATAGGCGGAGTTAAGTGCGTTATAAGTTGACTCATTAACTTCCCTAAATCTCTGCATCTGCGCACCAAGTTGTGCCACCACATCGGATTGGTCAAGGGTCTTTTCTGAGTACTCGGAACTATCTGAAATGATGGTGGAGAGAACTGGCCTGATGTCTTCCTCAAACTGCCTGTCCCAGACTTCGGTATTAAAAATCATGTCAATTGCAAGACTGCCGTTTTGTAGAGCCTTCTTGGCCTTCGCGCCATTTGTTTTTTCAAGAGTAACTCTCTGTTGGCGTTCGATGGTTCTTTCCAAGGCTCGATTAAGAATCGCGGACCATCGCTGAAGCGAGACGTTGTCCTCTTTGGTTTCGATGAGACCAAACGCCTCGGCGGACAATTGCTGACCTGGCGGTAATGCTGTGTTTTCCATTCCAGGCTGCGGTTCTGCGGCTGGCATCCCAGCGGCTTCTGGCGGCAATTGACCTCCTGGTGGAACACCCTCTTGGGCGAGCGCGCCAGCCATCGTATTGGGGTCGAGCGGGCTCGCGGTTGGGTCAACTGGCGCCCCACCTTGTGGTGGCATCCCTGGGGCACCAGGCGGCATACCTGGCATTCCTGGCATTCCTGCTTGTGGTTGCTGTTCCATTTTCTTTTCAGTGTTGGCGATTGGCGTAAGGTTTGGATTCATCAACAAAGAATCAGCAAGGTCACTTTCGACTGTTTTCCTGCTTGTTGCTTCACGATATTCATTGGTACTAATGAGACCCATCTGAACTTCTTCCATATAGTAACGAGAGCGCTCCTGCTTGTACAAAATAAGAATTGGAACGCTTGTTACATCAAAATCCACATAGTTGACTTCATCAAGTTCATCAAATGCGCGCGCAAGCAAATCAATATGTGGAAGCATGGTTTCGTTCCAGAACACGCGATGCTCTTCTGCGGCATTGCTGAACGTTCTGCCAGATGCATTTCCAATTACCGATTCTGGAACTCCGAATGCGGCAAGAATTTCTTCTTTCTGAATTTGCCGCATTTGAACATATGCGGCGTCTCTCGGATTTGCCGAAGTGTCAACATAGTCGACACCTTCGTCAGACGATATTACGGTTGTGTGTCCTGCGCGCCCTATATTGCCCCTAAATCTGTTACGTAATTCATCTTTATCATCGTCATCAATTTCGCCTTTGACAACAAGGATTCCGCCAGGGCGACCATCATTGATTAGGTAGTTGCGGTTATAGACCTTTGCCAAGTTTTCAATTTCAATCGCAATTCCAGCAGATTCCATTGGAGTGAGCGACAGATACGGGTCAAGTGGGTGTGGTCGACGAACCCAAAGCACATCTTCTGGTTTTAGAATTATTGTTTGCCCAGTCGGCATCTTCACTTCGTAGCCAGAAATAAATTTCTTTGGGTCTGGAATCGGTGCGGTGAATTGCGGTGGCAAAAGATTGAGGCCAATCAATCGTCCATCGCGTCCTTTGACTTTTTCAATAAACGCTCCACGCGAAGACATCAACAATTGCGACGACAGCCTGTAGCGAAAAACAAATGAATTTTCACCTTCGTTGGCTTTGGTATTAAAGATTTCAATTAGGGGAGAACGAAGTGCTCTTCTCCCAGTGATGATTTGGCCATCCCGAGAATTGTCTTTGCGAAGGATGATGGGTAATCTTGCTTGGTTTCCAGCGATTGCGTCAATACACCTTTGGACCCAGGTAATTTTTTGGAACCCTTCGCGGTAAGCGCGCTCGATATCCCACATGTCGTGGTACGGCTTGCCTGCGCGGCCTGGGTCAAGACTTATCGGTGCCCCAACGCCCAATGCCTTAGCGGCGGCGTTGCCTAAAGATTTGTTTCTAAATGAGTTCCAAGCCATTTGTTAACTACTCAGCGCCCAACAGATATCCGAAAACTCCACAGGTAACTCCCGCGACGATAAAACCAATAGGCGGCGCTATAAGGAAGCCACCTATCGCAGTAAATAGTATAAATGACGACATCAAGATATTCGCGAAGGTAGTTCTATTTACTGCCCTGCGCAAAAATGCGAGCACCTTGTCCATGTCGTCCTAAACTAGCGCACATCTTGGTCTACGATTGGAGAGTGACTAAAGACTGGAATAAAATTCTTGAATATCTAGAACCAAAAGCACCCTCATATTGTCCTGAACAGCCGTCAATAAATCAAAAGGTTTTTTTAAGAACATACTCAATCGAGGCCCTTTTTGGCGGAGCGGCTGGTGGTGGCAAGTCTTCTGCCTTGCTGATGGCAGCGCTTCAGTATGTTGATATCCCTGGGTATTCTGCAATTTTGTTCAGAAGAACTTTCGCCGACCTATCACTTCCTGGCGCCTTGATGGACAGATTCAGAACTTGGGTCACGCAGTATGACGACGTACATTGGAACAACAACAGTTTCGTCGCAACATTTCCCTCCAGTGCGCGAGTTTCGTTCGGGTACCTAAATAACACAAATGACTATTTGCGTTATAAGGGTTCTGAATTCCAATTCATAGGCATGGACGAGGTGACAGAGATTAGGGAATCTGACTACCGTTACCTCTTTTCTCGTCTTCGCAGACCAGCGACAGGGCCGCTTTCATCAGTTCCCCTGCGCATGAGGTGCGCCTCAAACCCAGCGCCAAACTGGGTACGCCAAAGGTTCATTGTCGAGGGGCAAGAAAAGGGAAGAATTTTTGTTCCGTCGCGGCTGACCGACAACCCAGGCATTGATGCCGACTCTTATCGTCAAGCACTGTCTGCGTTGGACCCTGTAGAGCGCAAGAGACTGGAAGAAGGAGACTGGTGGTCCACAACGCTTGGCAGCATGTTTGACCGAACGTCAGTTGTAATAATAGATAAGGACGAAGTGCCAGTGGTTACCTCGTCAGCAAGAATGGTCAGATTCTGGGACTTGGCGGCCACGGAACCCAACCAATCAACACCAGACCCCGACTGGACGGTTGGCACATTGATGCTCTTTGACCAAGGGATTTCTTATGTTCTTGACGTAAAAAAGAAGAGGATTAAGGCAGATAAAGTAGAACAATTCGTCGCCCAAACCGCCTACGAAGATGGCGTTGTCGTCCCAATAAGGATGGAGCAAGAACCTGGCTCGTCTGGCAAGGCGCTAATAGACCAATACGCCCGATACGTGTTGCCTGGTTTTGATTTTGGGGCCAATCGGTCAACTGGCGACAAAATCACAAGAGCACGGCCTTTTGCCGCCGCCCTCGCCAATGGCAATGTCAGGGTGGTCAGGGGGGCATGGCTGGGCGATTGGTTGGACGAATTGTCCTCATTCCCAGAATCCGCCAACCATGATGACCAAGTTGACTCGGCTACGGGGGCATTCAATTATTTAACAGGTTTGGGGTTGCCACAGAGACGTAAAGCCAGTATCGTAGTCTGAGTTAATAACCCACTACTTAGGAGATTGGTAATGTCACTTGATATTTCTGTATTTGAAAAATGGCGCAAGGACATCATGGATATTGATGCCCTGCTGGATGAATACATCCGTACAACACCAGACATTGCAGAAGCGGGCGAGATGCTCGTGCAATTAAACATGGTCAAGCGTGACATGGGAATCATCTACGACTCATTTGCTGGCAAGGTCGGCATGCTCATGGGCAACCGTGGCCTTGTGGAAACACAGTCTGGCGCTTCCGTTGAAAAGAAGAGCGCAACAGACCGCAAGAAATGGGACCACGGCAAACTTGCAACACGAGTAGCCGAACGCCTGAATGAAATGTCGGTTGACATGGATACTGGCGAGCGCACCATGACGGCAACGCAAATGGTTGAAAAACTGCTTGATTACGCTGCTGTTTCGTATTGGCGCGTTGGCAAGTTGGGGGAACTGGGCATCAACCCTGACCTATACTGCGAACAAGGCGAACACAAAACAAACGTCATCGTCCGATTGGGGGACAAGAACAAATGAGCGATACCTACAGTCGTCTATCCGAACCATTTCCGCAGGAGATGGAAAAGATAATCAATAAGGGTGGGGTCAATCTGACCTACATTCCCGTCAGTGAAGTCATCAATCGTCTCAACAAAGTACTTGGCGTTGACAAGTGGTCAATGACTATTCAGAGTTGTCACCGTGACCCAAACGACCCAGACTTTGTGATAGCGCATGTTCGCATTGAGTATTTTCTCACTGAATTCAGCACGATTACCCGCGACGGAATCGGTGGTCAGAAAATTAAGCGCACCAAGGCTGGAGCAATCCTTGACTTGGGCGACGAATTTAAGGGCGCCATTTCTGATGCCGTGAAGAAGGCGGCGCAGACATTTGGTGTCGGTCTTTACCTTGCCCGCAGTGAAGAAGCAATGGAAATTGAGCAGGTTATTGACGCATCCAGTGCGCCTCTTTCCGAACACCAGCAAAAGTGGGAAAACTTCAAGAACATTTCCGCTGGTTTGAACAAGGACCAAAAAGAGGCAATCGGCGCATTTTGGAAAACAACCTACGGAGACAAGCCAAAACCAAAAGGCGCAGAAACGGTGACGTCAGATGAACTAGACGCCCTTCTGGCCGAGGCAGTTCGACTACAATTTAGCGGTAGTCATGTTGCCGCCAAAGAGTGAACAGGTACTGATACCGCCACCACATTTGTCGCCAACTTCATTGGCCACGTTTGAGCAATGTCCGCTGAAATTTCGATTCAGCAAGATTGACCAAATTCCAGATAAACCAGGGATTGAAGCGATTTTGGGCAATTTCGTGCATGACGTTCTGGAATCGCTGTATGCGTTTTCGCCAGAATTTAGAACGAAAGATACTGCCCGCAACCAAGCACGCAGTGTCTATATGGATAAGTACGCAGAAACAGTCCAAACCCATCTACGTCGCGCCGACGAGATTTCTAATTTTAGGTGGCAAGCGTGGTTCTGTATAGAAAATCTTTGGTTGGTAGAAGACCCAACCAAAGTCCATCCAATAGGTTTGGAAAGCGAGTTGAATCACGCTCTTGGTGGCGTGATGCTCAAGGGCTTTATCGACCGCTACACGAAATCGTTGCACGACGATAACGGGTTGACTATCTCGGATTACAAAACTGGCAAAACGCCGCGCGTTGAATGGGTGTCGGATAAGTTTGAGCAGTTGCGCATCTATGCGGCAATTATGCAAGAAATACAGATATTTCCTGTTACGTCACTGGAACTCATTTATCTTCGTGATGGTGTGAAATTTACAGAAGAAGTGACACCCGAATCTCTTTCCAAAACAATTGGTAGGGTTGCGCGCATCAAAGAAGAAATTGACCATCGTTGTCAAACTGGTGAATTCGAGGCTGTAAAATCTAAATTGTGTGATTGGTGTTCCTACAAGCCAATTTGTCCAGTATGGGGTAAACGATGAGTTACATAACAGATGATGAATTTGCACGACTCGTATCCGAGGATGTGAAAAACAAGATTTCCAGCCGCCAGCGCCAGACCTTGCTGGCTTCAGAAAATTGGAGTCGCTGGCAACGAGCATTGGTGTTGCTCATTCAAAACCTTGATAATCAAATCTCAAACATAGAAGCAGACCAAGAATCAGACGCGCGCCGCTTTGGTTCCATGGGCGAAGATGGAGTAATTCTCGCTCAAGAGGCTGACTATGCATATAGGTCGCACAAAATGAAGATTGAACGGTTTAAGTTTCATGTCAATCGACGACTTGATGATGTAACTCAAATGATTGAGACTGGCACATCTGACCACGTTCAGCGCGATGCGTTGACTTTAAACAGTGATGCCAACTTTTATAGAAAGGCAATTGCCAAGCATCGCTCGCTTCTTGACGAATACGACCTTGAAGCAACAGAAATTGATAGGGCGTTGTGGCGGGCATTGGACAACGAGTGGGCCTTCGAGGGGATTAACGAAAGCAATCTGTAATGCGCTTTCGCAGCAAAAAGAAAGAGCAGCAGTATCAACTAAGAAGACCCTTGGTTGTCAAACTTATTGAAAAATATCCCTATTGCCAAGCCTGTGGAGTGTTTGCCAAACACGATGGCAAGGTCACTTATCAACAAAATCCATCGCAGGACATTCACGAATTAGTTAGACGTTCACAGGGTGGCTCAATACTGGATGAATCCAACTTGTTGGCTGTCTGCAGAAAATGTCATGACAGGATTGGCAAATACCCGCAATTAGCATTTGATTTGGGTTTATCAAAGCATCACTGGGACAAGCCACCCAGCAACTAATCTTGTGGCCATGGGCAGCCTGGCTAAAATGGATTATCCGAAAATGATGGGCCTTGACCTATCGCTTACGTCTACTGGCGTAAGCATCAATGGGCAAACTTTTTCAATCAAATCAAAACTGCGTGGCGTTGAGCGATTGGCAGAAATATCAGACCGAATCGTAGGTTCTGCTCTGACGGCACAATCCATAGCAGTGGTCGTGGAGGGATACTCCTTTGGGTCGCGATTCTCAAGGGCCCACTCTTTGGGTGAGTTGGGGGGTGTTGTCAAGGTGGCCCTACATAAGGCTGGGTTTGAAATTGTTGAAGTGCCCCCAAAGTGCAGGGCCAAATTCGCGACTGGCAACGGCAATTCTAGTAAAGCCGACGTTTTGGCATCATTACAAAAGCAGTTTCCAATGCGGTTTGTGGAAGGTTACAGCCACGATGAATGCGATGCATGGGTGCTGGAGCAGATGGCTTACGCCAAATTGAACGAATCGTGGTATTCCTGGTCGAAAGACCAGTTGGCGGCTTTGCAAAAGGTAGATTGGGAACCACTGTTTAAAGCACTAAGGAGAAATACAAAATGGTCCGAACTGCTCCGATAAGTCAAGTAGAAATCGAGCAAGAGTTGTTGCGCATGATGGACCTACTTGAAGAAGAAACCGAGGCCTTTGAAAAGTTGGCTGAAGACGCGGCCAAAAAAGAATCTCTTTATAAAGCAAATTGGGCCAAAGAGTATCTGTCAGCCAAGGGCTCCATCAAGGAACGCGAAGCGTGGGCCGACTACAAAATGGCCGACTTTGATTACGACTACAAAATTGCAGAGGCACTGGTTAAATCCAAACGAGAAAAACTTCTTTCCCTGCGAACATCAATGGATTCACTGCGAACCTTGAACGCAAACGTACGGGTACAGGTATGAGCAACATCCATCCCTCGCTGAAATCATTGGTGTTCCCGATTGACCAACTTGTACACCTCAACAACAACCCCCGCAAGGGCGACGTAAACGCGATTGCGGCTTCATATCAAGAGTTTGGACAGATTAAGCCAATCGTCGCCAAGAAAAACGACGACGGCACTGCGACGATTGTTGCGGGAAATCATCAGGTTATGGCTGCCAAGCAACTTGGATGGAATGAAATTGCAGTTGTATTTATTGACGGCGACGACAAGCGAGCAATTGCATACGCCCTAGCCGACAACCGAACGATGGAACTTGGCTACACCGATGACGATATGTTGCAGAAAATGTTGACAGAAGTTTCACAGGATTTTAGTGACCTATGGAGTGGTCTTGGGTGGGACGAATTCGAAATGGCCGCCATGGACGAGCGAGCCACAATGAAGGCAAACGACGAAATAATTTCTAGCGTCTATGTTCCGCCAGTGATTGTTGCCCAACCGACACAGGTGTCAGAGGAAGTAGAAAAGCAAATTTCATCGCTTGCGCAAAAAGACGAAGACGGAGAAGCGAAACTGATTGCACCAAAGGATATTGACCAAAAGAGCGTAGTCCTTCAGGGCTCCACCGTCGCTGTTCCTGGTTCGGCGCCCCAGGCAATAGTTTCAGTTCAGGTCGTTTTTGATTCACCAGAACAACAGCGTCGCTGGTACGACTTTATTCGTTGGTTGCGCAATGACCCAGCGATTGACGGAACAACAACCGCAGAGCGCCTAATCAATTTCATTGACGCACATACAGACGCATGACACGGCAACGCCTATTTCTGGACATCAATTGCGTCGAGGCTGCGCGTCAACGTATTCGCCATGTTTACGACACTTTCGATACGGTTTGTGTCCAGTTTTCTGGCGGTAAAGATTCCACTGCCGTTCTTTTGTTGGCCAAGGAAGTACACGAGGAACGTGGACTTGGTCCAGTCAAAGTTATTTTTCGTGACGAGGAAATGGTTAGTCCTGCGGTAATTGAGTACGTTGAATACATCAGGGATAAGCCATGGGTAGATATGGAATGGTATTGCCTTTCCCACGGGTCAGAGGTATGGGTACTTGGGCGACGACAGTCTGTGATTTTGTGGAGCGAAAAGCGTCGTGCCGAAGGCAGGCTAATTAGAGAAATGCCGTCATACTCAATATCGGCAAAGAATTTTGGAGTTAGCGGGCACACATATATGCCAGAGCATCCCGACTACTACACCATGCAGGGTAAGAAAGGCAATGTTGCATTCATAACTGGGGTTAGAGCAAATGAATCAATGGTTAGATATCGCTCACTGGTACAAAAACTTCACGAAAACTACATTGTTACGCCGTACAAGATGAAGCGCAAAATGCCCTTAAAGTTCGCCAAGGTTATTTATGATTGGCAGACCGCTGATGTTTTTAAATTTATTATCGAAGAGCACAACGAACGGTATTGTGAGTACTACGACAGGGCTGCTGTTACTGGCAGTAACACTAGAGTTGGCATCCCACTTCATGCAACTGCGATTCGTAGAATTGGAGATGTCGTTGCCACGGAGCCAGAGTTTTATGACCGACTCGTTGAGTGCTTCCCATACATAGATGCCCAACACAGATATTGGCCAGTCTTTGACATAGAGGCGCTCATATCCCAGCATGCAAAGCGAGGCTGGGATGGCGTTAAGGAATTCATTGACGAATACATGATTGGCGAAACCAAAAAACAGAGGGCAATGGCTTTTGTAGCAGAATATAGACGCAAACAGGTCAAAGACCCAAAGTCATACACAATTTATGCGTTGATAAATTCTCTCTTCATGCACTCAATCGCACCCTCGGTTGCGGCGACGCCGATAGGCCCCAAAACCAGGGTTCATTCAGTTAGGGAAATTGAATCATCAGAAATGAACATGGAGGAAGAATGAGATTAGTGGCCACCGAATATCTACCAGTGTCTGAACTAAAGAAAGGCGACTGGCACTCCAATCACGTTCTTCGCCCAGACCTACTAACGCTTTCTGCATCACTTCAACAATATGGATTTATATTCCCAATTTTGGTTCGTAAGGCAGATAATGCGATTATTGATGGCTACCACCGATGGATGTTGGTGAAGGAAAACGAAAAGATGGCCAAACGTATTGGCGATGTAATTCCATGTGTCATTCGCGAATGCGACACCCTGGAAGCGTCGCTCATGCATTTGCAATTAAACCGCGGACGTGGCACGCTTGTGGCACACAAGGTTGCGAAAGTGGTTCGCGATTTGATTTATAGCAATAAGTATTCAGAAGAGGATTTGGATAAATTATTGACAATCAAATACGATGAATTGCATCTTTTGTTAGATGGAACACTTATCAAAAAATTAAACATTTCAGAGCACAAGTATTCTCGTGCATGGGTTCCGATTGAGGCTCCTGCTGGCACCGTGGAGGCAATCGAGACCGAGCGACCCCCAAATTCAGATAGATAACGCTGTCGCTACGCCAATAATGGTAAAATTTGGTGGAGCGCTTCGTCAAGTGTTGCGCTTCAAAACCAAGGAGTTCATCCCAATGTTTCTAGATGGTCGCAACGAAAAGTTTGGTTTGGGTGGCGGAAAGAAGCCACTTGATTACGGCAAGATAAGAGGAATGGTTGTTTGCTTTGACGTTATTGTCCAGAAAGGTGACGAGGATGAGGGTCGCGCTGGCAAGACAAGACGCCGCCTTTCTCGTCTAACCGAAAGAGCATCTGAACTTGCACGAGGCCTGCTCGGTCGTCTTCGCCGCAGAGGCTAAATTGCCTTTGCCCCCTAAGTGGAGGTTAGTTAGATGTTGGTAACACTTACTGACCTTACGACATACATGGACATATCTTTGTCCTTGCGCCAACAGGACGCAGCAGAAATGATTCTGCAGGGCCTCCAAAGCGAAATGGAGACCTATCTTGGGCGCCCTGTCGAGGTGACTCAATTTGTGGATGAGACCCACATTCTCGAAGCCAACCACGTGAATGTTCCAATGGGTTCCTATTTTTATAATCAAGGACTTGGCCTTGGGGATTCTGACCCAAATGGAATTATCACATACGCAGCACCGCCAAGCACAATTTACATGAGGCATACACCAATCGTTTCTGTTTCAAAAGTTGAAATGGATGGACCAACAATCAACAATAAAATCCTTGGTGAGGCAGTAAAGAGAACCGCAACAATTACTGCTGCAACAGTTTCATCTGGAACCGCAACCTACACTGCGGGAAATCATGGATTTACTCTTGGTCAAACCGTAACGATTACGGGAGCAACACCAGCGACATACAATATCAATGCCAAAATAATCACTGCCGTAGCAACTAATACTTTTTCTATTGCTAATTCTGGTGTTACTGGTGCTTACACGTCGGGTGGAACAGCAACAGCAAACGGAAGTGACTACACCGTCCGCAGATACGGATTGGATATTTACACTGGTTTTGCAAACGACATAATCAGGGTTACGTACAGGGGTGGGCTAGATGGTGACAACATCAAGATGTTTAAACTCATGATTCTTCGTGCCGCAACACGAGAAATGCAAAATATGCACGATGACGTTGTCGGTGTTAAAGACCTAAATCCACGAGGTGTGGCCACCGTCGAAACTGGATTTTTGGAGACCGAATTAATGCAACTTAAAAAATATTCTCGAAGAAGAATTGCATAATGGCCCGTTTTGCTGAATTTGATGTCAAAATAAAAGTAGACATTGATGGTGATGATGACGCAAACGAGTATCTAAAAGACGTGCGCAAAAGAATGCGTGATTTGCGCCCTGTTTGGCCCAAGTTGCATGAAAGCCTAAGGGGCTACATGATTTCCAACTTCACCGCACAGGGTCTACCGTCTGGCGGATGGAAACCACTGGACGCAGAATATGCATCATGGAAAGCAACGAATTTTCCTGGAGCGCCACTACTGGTTCAAAGCGGTGAATTATTTAGACAAGTTTCCAAAGGTCCAAAACTTGACGGTGGGGCGCGCGGTGCAACATTTAAATTCTCGGGGAAAATTGCAAGATTTCATCAATACGGAACCGAACGAATGCCAGCACGCCCGATTCTTTTTGCGCCACAAAGATGGATTGATGACGCAGCAAAAACAGTTGTCGACTACATTGTTGAGGGACTAGACGGAGTGGATTGATATGGCTAACTATCTGATGCATGGCTCACATTTTGCCAAGAACTATGTATCGTCGTATTTGCAAAACGATTTGCCGAAACGAGTTGTTCGCTATAGAAATGGTTGGGATATTTCCAGCACTGAGTTGCCAATGCCAGAAAAATACTTCACTTATGAACCGCTCGCCCTTGATGTGTGGCCAACAATTATTACCGTTGCAATATCAACAACACGTTTTGACAGAATGGGTTTTGATGGACCAGACCCGCTATATCGAGTTGTCTATGCAATGAGAACTTATGTTTGGTGCAGGGCCGTCGGTGCAGACGAGGCGACCATTGCCAGAGATAGGCTCACCTCAGTTATTCGTTCTGCCCTTTTGGACTATCCGTGTCTGCAAGCGGTTGACCCAAGACAGTCATTTCAAGTAATGATTGACGAAGCAACCATGAGAGAAGAGTTTTCTGAAATCACTTTGCTGAAAGGCGACAGGGTTCTGTGCGGCGCCTACATCGGTTACGACCTGGGCATTAATGAAGTGGTAACCCGTCAAGATATTGGGGAAATTTCAGAGATTGAACTATCAATTTCCCAACAGGGACTTACGGATACCAACTTGATGACAAGTTCTGGCTTTGAAACCCATACTATTGACTAACTATCTATAAGGTACAATTTATACCGCAATACGTAAGGAGACTGCGAAAATGTCGCATCTATTCAAAATTATTGAAAACGGCGACTACTCGTCGGTCAATGGTCCAGCACTCATCGTCAAAAACGTCACCCTTGGACCCCTTGAAATTGGTGAAGACGGCAGAATCCTTTCGAGCATGAGGGTCGCAGCCGTTGATGAGTCGTGCCCCATCTGCAAGGCGGGAATTGAAAAAGGAAAATTGCAAGTACTTCACACCGTTTCAGCCCCAAAATCACCAAAATCAAAAGTAAAAAATGTTGAACCAGTCGAAGTTCAATTAGAACCAACAGTTGCTGTCACAGAAGACAACAGTTCTGTACAATAGGAATCAAATTAATACGCGTAGTTCTCAAGTAGTGAGGAAGGTGTCATGCCAGGCGTAAGCATACAAACAGCAGTAAGAGTTGGACCAAACGCCACAACGGCAGTTGAGACATCACAGGCGTTCTTTGTTGGCAAGACGGCGCGTGGTCCAGTGACTTCATCCAAGTTGGTCACAAGTCTCGAAGAATTTGAAGCAATCTATGGTGGTTATGCGTCGTACTCGTACACGCATCCTTCAGTGCAGACATTCTTTGAAGAGGGTGGGACAAGAGCGTGGATTGCGCGTGTTGCTGGTTCTGGTCATTCAACTGGTTCAAGAACCCTCGACACAACGGCTGGCGCTGGCGGAACAAACGTCATGACGATTACAGCCAACGGTCCTGGTGCGTGGAGTACTGGCATCACTGTTCAGTGTATAAATCCAGGAACTGCTACTGGTACATTCATCATTAAGATTTTTGATGGTGGCACGCTTGTGTTCAGCACGGGCAATGTCACGACGGTTGCGCAAGCAGTCGGTCGCATTAATTCCAACCCAACGGTGTCAAAACTTGTAAGCGCCACGGACCTTGGTGAGGCTGGCGTACCACACAACGACGCATCACCAGTCGCGCTTAGTGCTGGGGATGACAATGAAGAAGACGTAGCCGCAGCCGACTATGTCGCTGGACTCAGTTTGTTCCTTGAATCATTTGGAACTGGTGCCGTAATATGCGCAGAGTCGTCAAACGCAACGGTTCAGACGGCTTTGGCAAATCATGCCAATACATATAACAGGGTCGCCTTTCTGTATGGCGCGTTTGACGACACGATTGCAGAGGCAACGTCTACTGGACAAACCTTGTCTGCGGCTGGTGACAACACCGAGCACGTCGCTTATTTCTATCCGTGGGTTTTTGTTCCGACAAGCATCGCTGGTGTCAATCGATTGATTCCACCTGTGGGTTACGCTGCCGCAAAACGAGCGGTCGCACACACTCAGGTTGGTGCCCACAAACCAGGCGCTGGTTTGATTTCTGTGGCTTCGTTTGTCAATGGTGTTGCAACTGACATTGACAAGACGAATGGTGACGCACTTGATGACGCATTTGTAAATGCAATTCGTGTCATTAATAACACAATTCGTGTGTATGGCGCTCGTTCGCTGTCTTCTGACACGACGAACTTCCGCTATATCACGGCGCAGGACGTTGTCAATCAAGTTGTGGTTGAAGCCAACCGCTCGCTTGAAGACCTCATCTTCAGCGTCATCGATGGCCGCAACACGGTGTTCGCTGCAGTTGAGTCAAAGTTGTTCGCGATTCTTGAGCCGCTCCGTGCAAACGGCGCGCTGTTTGAAGCGTTCGACACAAATGGAAAGAGAATCGACTTCGGTTACTCAGTGAAGTGCGATGCTTCAATCAACCCAACTTCGCAGTTGTCCGATGGTCTTGTCAAGGCAAAAGTCGGCGTTCGAGTTTCGAGCGTTGGCGACAAGATTGAAGTCGACATCGTCAAGTCGAACCTGACCAAGTCGGTCGTTTAATCAACGGAGGATAAATCATGGCAAAAGTATCACAAAGGCAAGTTCTTGCAAAGGTTGCGCCGCACGGCGCGCAACAAATCTCGGACCTGCCCAAGTTTGAGACTTTCCTGTTTGCGCAGGTGTCGGGTGGCGAAATCACCGCTTCGGTAGAGAAGATTTACGAGGGTGGCAAGGCATCGCCCACCGTCCTGTGCGCTCCATTCGATATTGGCGACATTACGCTCACCGCACACTACGACGACGACAGAACACCATCTGACGGCGCCAGCGGTTTGGCAGCAAAGATTGCCAAGTTGCGTGAGTACGTCGGTAAGGCCTACTACGACATTACGGTTGAGACATTTGACTGTGACTTGAAGAAGCCAGGTCTTGACCGCATCTACTCAAAGGCCCTTTTGGTCGGTCTTACCGAACCAGACGGAGACTCGTCATCGGGCGCTCCATCAACGTTTGCTTTGACCTTCTCGGTCTCAACGGTTGCCAGCAAGTAAATTAACTTAATAATTTACAACTGAGTGTAGACCAGTGTGCTAGGTTGTGCCCATGAGCAACAACGAACTGTACACATCCCCAGAAGAACCAAAGAAGTCTGCAAAGGCTGAAAAATCAGAAAAAAAAGAACTTACTGTTCTTGACCAACTTTCTGCTGCCATTCGCAAAAAGGTTGAGCGACCAATCGTTTATCTGAACGTCCCTGAGCGCCCCAACGTAAAACTCATTATTAGCCCGAATATCACCCAGCATCAAATTCGTTCGTGGCGCAAGGCTGCTGGCGAAGACACCAAGAACGGCATGGATGCGCTTCGATTTGCTTGTCTTGTGGTTGGCTCCACAACTCGTGGCATCATGTTCAACGATGAAGAAGTTCGAGACGCCGATGGTAATGAATTGACCTTTGCGTCTGACCTTATTCTTGATATGACGGAAACAACTCGCCCACAGCCAGATTGTGTTCGCGCCTTCTTTGGCGTTGACCCGCATGTCGAGTCAGCGGCTGTAGCAATTCTTGAGGCAGCAGGATATTCCGACACTGTTGACACCGAGGACCCTATGAAGGAGTCTTCGACGAATTAATCGAAGACTCGATAATCGTCAATGCCGCAAGGCTTGGTGAACTATGGGGTACAAACCCCCTCGAATTGCTGCGCTGCAATGATATTGAATGGCTGATATTAATGGCTTGTGCTAAAGTGGTAGAGCAAGACCGCGAGCGAGAACGGCGCGAACTGGAGAAAAAACGGTAGCACTCCCCTCAGCACGAGTCATTAAAGAACATCTTTAATTTCGGCTAGGTACAATGTCTGACGCAGTAAGAAACATAGTTCTCAACGTAAGGACCACTCGTGACGAGGGTCCCACGCGGTCAACGGAACGAGTAGACGAACTCGGCGACCACGCAACAAAAACGACTGGCCGCCTCTACTTAATGGCAAAGGCTGGCGACAAAGTCAGCAAAGCAATGTTGCGCATGGCCGCCGCGACGACGGTAGCGGGCACAGCGTTAAAAAGCGTCGATAAAGGGGGCAGGACCCTTGAACGAATGATGTTCAAGATTCATAAAACAATTGCCGCGTTCGGCGGGATGATGCAAAAAATGCTTGTTGGCGGTCTCAAAATGGCAACAATGTCACTTGGGGCGATGAGCATTGCTCTGGTCGGTGTGCACGCGCTTTTCATAACTGGAAGATTTTTAGTCAAGTCGTATCACGTTGCCCTCAAGGGATTGGCTGCGACAGCCGCTGGTACTGCGGTGGCAATAGGCCTGATGGCTGCGGCGATAAGGGAACAGCAGGCAGCACAGTTTGCTTACGCTGGAAGGGGTCACAAAGAATTTGGTAGTGGGCTAAGACAGGCGCAAGTTGACATGCGAAGTCTCCATGCTGACACCATGCTTGCTGGCGCTGGGGCAGAAGCACTGAACAAGGTGTATTCGACGCTTGCCAAAACAAAAACTGGGTTTACTGGACAAAGCAAGGGGTTGCTCAAAGGTCTTACTGATTTTGCATCTGCTGGTCAACCATTGGAAGAGGGTTTGGCAAAAGCAGCAGAACTTGTGGCCGTTCTCCAGGACAAGAAAAAAGGATTTGGCGCCATTTCTGAAGCCGCCAAGGCCATGGGACCAGAGATGACAAAAGCCATGGATGAGGCTAAGAAAAAGGGAATTGATACAAGGGATGAATTGATTAAGGCAATCCAGGATGGGACCCTCGCCCAACTTGGTGGAGTCACTGGGCAAATGGATGCAGTGAACGGAACACTAATTGGACAAATGAAAAAATATTTTAACTTGCTAAGAGTTCAATTTGCTGATTTCGGTCAACAGTTTTTGCCAGAAGCCAAAGTTGGGCTTGAAAAAATATTTAGAATAATTTCTAACACGTTAAAACAGTCCAGCGGAATAGTTGCTGGATGGGAAAAGCGCGGAGGATTTGTTGACACTCTTGTTGGCGCTGTTCAAAAAGTATCAGATTTTTATTTGAAATTGATTAGCGAATACTTGCCAAAATCAGAAGGAATGTTTAAACGTCTTGGCGACTGGTGGGACCGTTTTAAAAAAGGCTGGAACGAAATAGCAGATGGACTAAGACCATTGATTGATGGTGCAGAAGTTATTGAATCATCATTTGGTAAAGCGTGGAAGCCAATTTGGAATGAGATAAAAGACAGAAGCGAAGAGTTCAACAGAACTCTCCAAAAGAGTGCTCCTGCATTTGAAAAATTTGGACAAGAAGTTGGCAATTCTGTTTCAGCATTATTGAAACTTTTAAGTCTTTTTGAAAGAATTATTGTCAACAATCTTCCAACAATAAGTCGAATAGTCAAATCAGTTTCGGTGCTCGTAGACCAATTCTTGTCATTGTTTAACACTCTTTCTAATTTGCCATTCTTTAGTGACAGAAGCGCATTTTTGGCGCTTATGGGGATGGCAAGAGGAATGAAGACGATACGCGGAACACTTGTTGACAAGAACGTCGCCCAAATGAACGTGCAGGCAAAACAAGTCAGTTTGATGGGGACACTCAAAGGCGCTTACGAGGGTTATAAGGTGGGTAAGGTTGCTGGCCCCAAGGGGGCTGCCGCTGGCGCTGTTGCTGGTGGACTTATGAAAGGTGGGTGGCTTGGGCCGAAGGCAAAAGATTTGTGGGACAAAACTGGTGGCACAGCAGCAAGGTTTATGACCGTAAAAGGAATTATGGGCAAATTAGGTATCGGTAAAGCCGCTGCCGCCGCTATCGCGCCCTCTGCCGCTGCTTCAGCAAGTACCTCAGCCGCATCAACCCTTCTTAAATCATCTGGAGCAACGACAACTGCCGTAACTAGCCTCGGCACCGCATCCGATAAATCTACAAGGGGTCTTGGTCATTTCAGCAAGGCATTGGGCAAAGCAACTGGAACCCTAATGAGATTGCGTTCTGGCGGTGGCGGCCCAGGTGGTGGTGGTCCACCACCGCCTCCGCTGCCACCAGGCGGTTCGCTGCCACCACCGCCGCCAGGTGGGCCCATTCACGGTCCGCCAGCGCCAACGCCAAGTGCAGTACGGCGCGCGATGCTGCGCATAACTGGAAAGGGAAATCCAGCAGGCCCCCCAGGCAATTTTTCAAAAATGTTTAGGGCAATGGCAGCAGTTGGCGGGAACGGACGCAACCTCCAAAACCAAGCCAACGCAGACGCTCAGCAAGGACATAAGCCATTTGGTGGAATGGGTGGCTTCATGTATTCATTGGCTTTGATGAACATGGCTGACAAAGTCGAAAACGAACAAATGGCGGCGATGCTTTCCCTTGGTGGCACAGCAGCAATGTTTTCTCCCAAGATGGGTCTAGGAATTGCCGCTGGTGGTGTTGGTCTAACAAGCGAAGACTCTGGATTCGCAATGTTGGGTGGTGCTGCTGCTGGTGGGCTCTTTGGAAGCAATTTTGGACGAGCAGACCTGGGTGATGACGCTACGAGAATGATGAAGGCAAAAGCCGTGATGAAGGCGCCAGGCACTCTTATTGGAATAACCATCGGCACCATTACTGGCGCCATAATGGCCCAAGTGAACACCATGAAAAACGCAAGCAAGAGAGCGCAAGCCCAAGTCAAAAACTTCTTTGCGCTGACCACTGGTGAAATAATGGTTCAACTGGCACAGGTAGAAGGAAGTGCCCACAGGTCTGGGAAAAAAGAAACAACTCTTATTGACTCATTAAGAAAAGCATCGGACAGAATGGGCAAGATATCAAAAATTGCTGGCAGGGGTGCAAAGGGCGGTGTAGAGGCAACTTACAACATGGGTTACATGGACACCGTGATGGGCATGACTGCTGCTGGCACTGCAGGAGGCGCGGCAATCGGCGCGCTCGGTTTTGGCGCTGGCGCGCTTCCTGGCGCTGGCGTTGGTGGTGTTGCTGGTTTTATTGGGGGAAATATCGCCTATGGGGGTCAACGCATAATGCAAGCGATTAAGGGTAAGGGTGCAAGAAGAAAGGAGAGAGCAGCCTCAATAAATGAGTTGTATGCAACTGGAGAAATATCGCAAGCCCAATACAACAAACTCAATGAAAAGAAAAAAAATAAATTCATGGGGATTGACTTTCTCAAAAAAGACCAGCCCGTGGATGACGCATACAACCAAAAATTCTTAGAAGATTTGAGCAAAAAAGGTGCGGCTTACCAGCAGGCCTACAACAACACCGCCGACATAGTCGAGGCACGAATCAAACTTATTCAGGAAATGACTGGGAAAACTGAAGTTGAAGTTGTCCAAATGGCTCAGCAATTTGGCGTAAACCTTGCCGACAACATGAACGACTTCAACATTTCATTGGAAACGATGGGTCTGACTATCGTCAGAACAGCACGGGAGATAGATAATGCTATTGCAGTTATGAACGCAAAGTCTTTTTCGGATGCTTTTGAAACTGCGCTGAAACAACAAAATGCTCCGCATATATTGAACGACATTGTAAAGAACTTTTTCACGGACTTTAAAGGCAGGGGCAAAGATGCAAAAGTAACGACCGAAGATGCATCGGTGATATTCCAGGGATATCTTGAGCAACTCACCAACATGTACGGCGGTGATGCAACAAAAGCATATTTTGAACTTCAAAGACAAATAGGCGACCCCGAAGGACTTGCGTTTCAGGAGGTAAACCCTTTAACTGGGAAGAAAAATCCGCTGGGTGGTTTGGGTAATCAATTTCACTCTGGTCAGGTTGGACAAGCAACCAGCAAAGCACTCGCGGATGCCGAGAGCAATATGATTAATACCCTTAAACCACAACTCGGAGCGGTATTAGCACAGAACGATTTGAAACTTACCGACCCAGCCATGATGGCTGAAGTTGAAAATAAGTTTAAAACTTTGAGCACTCAAGACCAAGAAAGATTTACAAACATACTTTCGGCTGGAGATTACAAGACTGCTGGTTTCTCAAGTGCGGAACAGTTTCTGCAATCATTTGGCATGAACGTTCAAGTTGACCAAATTTCTGCACAGGAAAAAGCATTCACCCTTGCCAAGGACAACATAGACAAAGAGGCTGAATTGTTGCTTGCTGAAATGAAAGTCGTTGAAGATATGGGTAAATTCTTTGGCGAGGATGCAGACAAACCAGAATGGTGGAGTGCTGAAAGTCTAAGGACTTTATTTATAGACGCTGGCCTCATTGATGCCGATACAAGAACCCCTCGCGGCAAGGGAATTGGCGACACGACTTCAAGCAGATTGTCTAAGACCTTGGCAAGACACGAAGCAATGAATTCAATGATTTCTGGAAAACGCATGGTCACGTCGTCATTCAGAACCAACAACCTTGGGTCTATAAATTCAGACCATATCACTGGCCGAGCATATGATTTGGTCGGCAATCAACTTGGCATGTACAAGACGGTTGTCGAAAGAAACGGTGGGTTTGCAGAATTCCACGGCGGTTCAACAAATAGGCATTTGCATGTCGTCCCTGGGCCTGGTCCCATGGGTGACACCACGGTCCCCTCCTATTCCCAAGTTAACGCAAGTTCAACTTCTGGCGATGGTGAGATGTCCGCCAAATCCAATCGCGTAACGATTAATCTGAATGTGAATGGGATTGGCGTGAAGGAAGCAGTTCCGATGATTAAAGCAGAACTCGAAAGAGCAATGTACGAATATGGGAATAGAGGTTAACGGTTATGCCTCTTGGTGTTCCACGTTCCTATGTTGTTGGCTCAATTACGTATATGGAAACAGATTTGCAGTGTGTAAATGTTAAAAGTTCTTATAAAAGAAAATATCCATCACTTGGGGCAAATCCTATAGTTTGGTTCAAATTGGATTCCAATAAGAAGCGAATTAATGAAGACATATATTTCCTAAACGGCGTTCCTCCAGTCGGGTCCGTAAATACCAATAGTTGTCCAATGATTCATTCAGTTGGGAATGAAAACTTGCCGACCCTATGGTGCGGGAAAGACCCAGTTCTAAGTCAACCACTTCCAGGGTCATTTATAAATAGTGTTTTTTCTGCAACATTTGATGCGACAATGGAGCAACCAAAACTTACCCAAAGAAATCAAGTTTATGGAACCCTAACCAACACTGGGGTTGGCTGGTATGTTGGCGCCGAAAATACCAACGTTTTAAAAGCAAATACGACAGTTCAGGAAATACTTACTGCGTGGAATACCTATGTTGATTACGCAAGAAAAGTCGGAGGAGCAAATGCTGACCCAAAGGCGATATACGTAAATCAAAGAACCGCGGATGGAAAAATACAAACCAAAAAAATAACCACAATTGAGGAATTGCAAGCGGCATTTCCAAGATATTTTCAATTTGACAAACAGTTTCAAGGTTCTGGTTTGCTCGAGTTATCAACTGGAACCAAGGGCGGATTTTTGTTTGAGGGTGTTATTTATCCAGACAGTTACGTTGGTTTATGGGACACAATCGCAAAACAAATGGGTCAAGAAAATGTAATAAGGGAATTAACTGACAGGGGATACTCCCCTGCAGCAATTGGGATAATTAGGAAAACTGCTGGAAAAACATTATATGATTTACAAAATCGCGCGGGTGTTGACCCTGGCACAGGCGGTGGCGGCTCGGGTGGCGGTGGCGGCTCGGGTGGTGGTGGCGGCGGCTCGGGTGGTGGCGGTGGCTCGAGTAGTGGCGGTGCAACTGCTCCGAATGGAACAAAATGGCTTGGTCCAGAAGGGTATCGTTCTGGAGTTACACAGACAATAACTGTCGGTAGAAGCAGGGGAATATTTTTATCGTCTGGCGACGTTGGTAGGGCGCTATCAGAGCAAAATATTGTTTTTTCACAGGGAACGCCAATTATGTATCAGGTGTACCCAAGAACGGTCAATGAAAACGGAGTTGCCGTAAAGCCAATCATTAATGATTATTCTTTTGATTTTGCCCCAAGCGAGATTTCTTATAGTGGTTTTGGTGGTGAATGGGTGCAAATCGACAGAACTGGCGGTTTCCCTTTTGTTGACTGGAAAGCGTTTAGGTTGTTGCAAGTGTCATTTAATTTTTTAATTGCAAAAAACACGTCACCTGGCAGAGTAGCCACTGGAGGACCAGCAACTGGAGACGGACTCGAAGCACCAGTGACTGAACAGATTGAGAAATTGCAAAGGATGGCTCAGACCCCTTTCCCAGTAATGTTTTACGGTCTTGACAAACTTTTGACAAATCAATTTAGGTATGACGAAACTGGTTCTCCGCGAGGAGTTCAATTTGTCATTCAAGATTTATCAATTACCGCACAAAGAAGAAACGTACGATTAGAAATAACTCGAGCAACTGCGCAGATTACGCTGCAGGAGATTCCAGTCGAAAAACAAGAAATAATTGGGATGCCAGTTCTAAGACACAAACCCATCACGCCAAAAGAAAAAGAAAAAGACAAGCCAGAAGCCGAGGTTGGTCTGGCCGAAGAATCCCTGACATCACAACCCAATCCTCAAGTTGTATACGCGACACCATGAGCAACACAGAAGTCGACTATCCAAGCCTTCCAGATGGGAAGTCTTTAAAATTAGACCCCAACCCCATACAGGGGTCGGCTAGAGATGTCCCTTTGGTTTTTGTGGGAGACAGCACATCTACTAAGCCTCCATTTTTGACAAAACTTAATTCTCAAATTTTGAGTATAAGCGTTAGTTATTCAATTTCTGCAGCGACTGCGGTGACTTTTTCCGTAATAGACCCTGGCCTTGAATTGACTTTACAAAATTATTTTCAAGTTGGACAGACCCTTGTTTACAGAAGTCACAAGACATACGACATTAAGTCTGGTTCTGGAGTTTCAAATGGTGGGTTTTCTACGGATGCTGCAGCGGAAGTAAACAATAAATATATGGCTTATTTTTTAGAAATAGCAGACGTGACAGTAGAGCAGTCTGAAGGCGCATCACCGACGGTGAGAGTGCAGTGCTACACAAAAGCAATCCAGCAAATGAAAAGGGACAAAAATCCTGGAGTCGTACAAGGAACTGGGAGTGATTTTGTTAGAAATGCAGCAAAAAAATATGGGTTGGGCTGCATAGCCCAACAAACATCAACATCAAGACAAATAACACAAGCAAGCGGGGACAACGTTGCCGATTCATTGTGGACTGTTTTGGAAAGATTGGCTGGAGAATCAAAAGACGAAAACAAAAATCCATTTGTTTTATTTGAGTCAGATGGAACCCTTTATTTTGGTACTCAGCAATGGCTTATGTACAAATGGGGGCATGACGCATATAAACATTCGTATTATGATAAAAAAGCAAAAGCAAATAAAGAAGTGACAAGATATGTCACCTACTTGCATTATCCTTCAAAAACAATAAACGGAGCGATTGACCAAAGATTTAAATTGCTCGGCTTGCCATCGATGCACAAAGCAGAAAATGACCCGATGGAGGGAGATGGCTCGTGTATAGTCGAGAGAACAAATGGCGTAAGGTTAAGACCAGGGATGACGGTTAATGTTGGTGACATACCATGGTTTACGGATGATTTTCTGATAACTGAAGTCGATTATGAGGAATTGGTGGCAGACCCAGTAAATGTAAGATTTGCCACTCCACCAAGACAGGAAAAAAAGATAAAACAAATAGCGATTGGGCAAATTTACCCTGGGTCGGTTGACTGGTTGACGATAACGAACTTACTTGGTGACCAGACAAACAAAAACTATAAAGGAAAGAGTTAGACATGCCTAATGACAAGACAAGAAAAAATCAAATAAATAGGGTTAAAGGGTCCTCTCACCCATTGATTGGCGGAGGAGTCTACAAGGGTGTCGTAAAATCTTTTGCCAATAATAGACCAACAATATTTGTTGAACAACTTGGATGCACTTTCAATCGGGTTGATTATGTCAATAACACTAAAACAAACACATTAAAAAAGGGAGATGTTGTTCTTTGCACTTTTATTGATAATCAAACCCAACAGATACACGTGATTGGACCACTAAATAAACGAATCGATGTATTTACTGATGTTCTCATATATAACGCGCTAATTGACCAGTTGACAACAGAATTAAACACCGTGCGGGCAAAATTGGTGCCGCCACTACCCGCCATTAATCTGTCCTCGTTTAAGCAGCCAACTACATAGGAGAATTTATGGATGCATTAAAATTTCCAATAACGTTTTCAAACGACACCAGAAGCATGGTGCGCCTACGTGACGGTACAGACGATTATATTAAGCAATTGTTGAGTATTTGCTTATTGACTGAACCCTTTGTTTTTCCATTCACTCCCGATTTCGGTGTCGCCGACCCAAGTTTCTCAACAGTTTCGCCAGAGCAGTTAATGATTGTCGCAAATAAGTTCATTCCAGAAATACGCATAGAAGGCATAAGTTCCACTGCAACAGATGATTCTGGCGTTACCAGTGTCAAATTCGTTTACAATAGGTAGCACTCATGTCAGCAGATTTTCGCCAATACGTCGACCTAACACCGCTTGATATTTCTCCAACGCAGGTTTATCTTGACGCAATAGAAGTTGCCAAAACAGTTGTTCCTGGATTTGAACTACGGGTGGGGACAATCGAGGATGCGATGTTTCAGGCTTTTGCCTACATGTCTGCATTAAACATTGGTGCCATCAATAGATTGCCAGATTCTTTGTTTTTGGGCGCAATAAAGATGCTTGGAACGCCATACAACGATGGCACAAGAGCAACAATGAGTGTCACCTTTACGGCAAACACAAATGATGGCGCTACCATTCCCGCAGGAACAATAGTTTCTTATTTGATTCAAGATGACGATTTGGAAATTCAATATACATTTGAAACAAATACACTACTTGAAATAGCAGCGAATACAGAAGGTGACCCACTGCCAACTGGTTCCGTTACCTGCACCTGCACAAACATTGGAACGATTCCAGTCATTCCGTCATCTACGAATTTGTCAATCCTCTCCTATAAACCAGACGTACTTTCTGCGGTTGCTGCTGGGAGTTTTGTTCAGGGGCAAGACGCAGAACCGCTTGATATTTTTCTAGAAAGGGGCGTTGCAAATTTATCTACAATGACATCCGCGCTCGTAACGGCAAGACAAGTCCAAAATTACGTTTTGGTTGAAAACCCAACTTTAATTTCGAGGTGTAAAACGTACGACCTAACAGACAAAGATGGAAGTTTTGGAGTTGCTGACGCCGCTGTTGCTGGACATGCAACTTTGTTTGCTTATGGACCGCAAAGACTTTTAACCGAATCTGAAAAAAACACCATAACAAGTGCCGTTGCTTTGCGTTCTGTTGCTGGAATGGATATTGGAACAGTTGACCCATATCTTCTTGATTTTAAAATAACCGCAACGATTCAATACTATTCGACGTTTGATGTTTCCGAAATAACAGAGGCGCTGACCACAAATTTGGTTAGATTCTTTTCTCCAGAATTCTCAGATTTTGATGAAGATAGACTTAGATACAACACAGTTCTTAAATTTATTTTAAATCATTCATTTGCAAAATCAGTGAGTTCGTTGAGTCTTGCAATTACAGATTCTGCTTCTGTAACAAACGCCGTACGAGAGGGTGCTGGTGCGTCTCAGACCGTAACATACACCGCAGCAAACACTTTTGCCGTCGGAGACACCGTAACTGTAAGCGGGATAACCCCATCTGGACTCAACAGCACGTCAACGGTAATAACAGAACGAACTGCCACAACATTTAAAGTTGTAAACGCAAGTGCCAGCGGAACATATTCTTCTGGGGGCTCGGCAACCGTAACGTTGACACCCTGGGGAGCGGCAAGCGGAAATGACTTTCTCTTTTCCAAAAAAGGAAGTTTGTTGAAATTAAGCGAACAACGAGTCGTGCTGACAATGCAGTCTGCATCAGTTTGATTTATGGACTTATCCAATCCAACACGCAACATAATTCCCATTGCGAATAAGTTTTACAAGTTTTCTGCTAACGGGAATGTTTTATCTCCAGAAACATATTCTCATTCGTGGACATCGACAAACTCAACACGTTCGGTAGTTGGCGACACAATAATAGATGGACTGTATTATTCCCTAAAACTCACTCCGACCACGACATCGTCGATGACGTGCTCGCTTTCTAGCGTGGTGCCACCAGATGAAGACATTAATAACAGAAAGGCTCAATTTCACTGCCAAATGTATCCATCCAGACAATCATCTATGTCTGGGCAGCAAGCCATGGTAACTGCAACACTCACCAACGTGACTAAGGGAACATCTGTTTCTCACACTCAAGAACTAATTTCAAATCAATGGAATGTCGTTTTTAGTCCTGTCATAGAAGTTGGTGACATTGATACTTCCGCAGACACTATTCAATTTGCGATTTCCCTAACGATTCAGTATCAACTTACAGACCCAATTTATATGTCTATGCCGCACATCATAAATGAGGTTGGATGGTCAAAAAACTTTTTTGTTTACAATATGCGAAAATTTTTGCCCACTTTCATATGGGACAAAGACAAAGTTCAAGAATACCCAAATTATCCATTTACTAAACTTTTTCATTCTTTTACACACACTGGCTCACTTGCGGCAAAACTTTATACGAAGTTTTATCAATACTTAAACAATGACATATCAATAGCAAACAGTAATGAAAGTTGGCGATACAGTCAATTAATGAATCCATCATACGTAGATGCAGACTATGTGGATTGGTTGTCTCAATTCAACGGCGCCCCACTATTCAGAAGTGTTGCAACAGCAGCGGGAGTTGAATCAATTGGCAACGTTGACACCTTCACAACGTGGCAATTGGAGAACGCTTATTTTGGTCGCAATGCTGGAACACTTGAGGCAATCAAAGAATGCACAAAACAGGTTTTGAGTGGAGAAAAAATCGTTCTGGTCTTCCCAGGTGGACAGTTCTTTCAAATAAACGTTTACACGCTCTTGTCAGAAACGCCTGGCGTTTCCCAGAACGGAGATACCTCACCAGAAGTTGTCGCCATAATTGAGAAAACCAAGCCGATGGGTTTCGTGTTGAACCACGAAGCCTACAACGAATTGCCATTGATTCTTGATGACCCAACTTATGGTCTACTCAACACCGCTCCGCTTGCATAACTGGTAAAATTGATATGACCATAAGGAGGGTTTATGGCTACCTCATTCGTTAAGGATGTTGCTGAAAGGGCGGCGCGCACGTTTCTTCAGGGTTACTTGGGTGCGTGGCTTGCCACTGGTGCAGACTTTGACGGTCTGGTATCGACAGACAACTTGAAAGTCGGCGTCGTCGCCGTTGCTTTGTCGGTTGCCATGTCAATGGGCCTAAAGAAGGTCGGTAAGAACAAGGAATCAGCAAGCGTCTTGTAATTACTGCCCGCAATTTGTTGGGCGCGTAATCTACAATTGGACGAAGTGATTAGGAGCGCGCGTCGATGCTTGCTGGTATTTACAACATAACTTGTCAGGCGGGCGCGACATTTGGTCGCACGCTCACGTTCAAGTATCCAGACCCTTCGACACCGCCAGCAGACCCGACATATCTACCGTGGAATCTCACTGGCTATACGGCAAGAATGCAGGTACGAAGAACAGTTGAATCAAGCACGACTCTTATTTCACTCACCACAGAAAACGGACGAATCTTACTTGGCGGTGCGACAGGAATTATTGAACTGAATATCACCGCTGCCGATACCTCGGCAATAGAAAGTTCTGGTGTTTATGATTTAGAAATCGTTGCATCAAATGGAATCGTCAGCAGAATACTGCAAGGTAATTTTACTTTGTCACCTGAGGTGACCAGATGAGTAACGCTGTTCCAAACCAAGTCATCGTTCAAGAACAAAGAATTGACGTAAATGTTGACGATGTCTCACCAAATCTCGTAACACTTACAAGCCTGACTGGTCAATTCGTTTTAACGAATCGCCATACCCACACACAGGCTTCTGTTTCCTCAACATGGACCATTAACCACACGCTTGGCGGCAAGCCACAGGTAACTGTTGTGGATTCTGCAGACACGGTGGTTTACGGTGAAGTACAATATTTAAGTAATTCTCAGGTGGTCGTGACCTTTTCGGCCCCCTTCTCGGGTTACGCCTATTTGACGTGAGGTAAACAATGGCTCAGAAGTTCTTGACGAATCTAAACCTTAATCAGAACCAACTGATTAGTGCCACGTTTGAAGTTTTGGCCAATGACCCGAATTCGGGCAATTTTGAGGGTCGCCTCATCTATAACTCAACCGAAGACACCATCAAGGTCTATTCGGGTTCAGAATGGCGCCGAATGGTGTACTCCGTTTCGTCGGTTGGAGCGAATGCGACGGCGCTTACCGTTACGCAAGGTTCTGGTGCGGTAACTCTACAACTTAATCTTGCCGATGTTGACGATGCGGGCTTGCTAACCGCCGCGCATTTCAACGACCTAACCGCCGCAACAGCGGACGCAACTGGCGGCACACTCGCCAAACGTGATGGTAGCGGAAGGATTCATGTCGGCACCCCGACACAGGACACCCACGCCGCCAACAAGTCTTACGTTGACGCTGCCCGCCAGGGTCTCGATGTCAAGAAGTCGGTGCGCGTCGCGACAACTGCGGCGATTAATATCGCCGAGGACCTTCAGGCTGGCGACGTAATTGACGGAGTAACTCTCGTCGCTGGCGACAGAGTCCTCGTCAAGAACCAAAGCACCGCATCCGAGAACGGCATCTACGTCGCCGTTGCGGCTGGTGCCGCTTCCCGTTCGTCCGACGCCAACGGAACCGCGGACACTGGCGAACTTTCGGGCGGCACATTCACGTTCGTTGAAGAAGGTACCACGAACGCAGACCACGGATTTGCCATTTCATCCAATGGACCGCTTACTGTCGGCACCGATGCAATTAACTGGACGCAATTCTCTGGTACTGGTTCGTTTACTTCTGGTGATGGTTTGGTCAAGGATGGCAACACCATCAACGTCGTTGGGACTGCGAACAGAATTACGGTCACCGCAGACGCGGTCGACATCGCCGCCACCTACGTCGGTCAATCAACAATCACGACTCTTGGGACAATCACTACTGGCACGTGGTCTGCCACAGATGTCGGTATTGAACATGGTGGTACCAACGCATCGTCGGAAGCGGACGCAAGAACAAACCTCGCCGCAGGCGGTGATGCTGGCACGAGGTCAACATCCGTTCCTTCGTTGGCTCGCGTCGTAACTCAAACGATTGGCAACAACTCATCTGCTTCGTTTACCATAACCCACAACCTGAACACAAGGAATCTGACGATTCAGGTTGTTGAGACAAATTCTCCATACGATACTGTCTTTGCGGACGTGGCAAGAACCAGCGTCAACACGGCGACTGTAACTTTCGCTACCGCACCCGCCACAGACGCGTACACGGTGGTTGTAACTGGTTAACAAACATTGACCTTGAGGGGTCAATCAGAAGAAACCGAAAGCGATTGAGGTCGTGGCACAAAAATTTACAGTTCCAATTAC